CTTCTCCTTGTTTGGGAGTAAGATAATTAACAATAACACTCTATTATACAAATACTTACGAACAAAGAAAAAACAATATGTTGAAACAGTGTGTCAACAGCTGCCAATATTTTGAAGAACTAAGGATTAATAAGATTGATGATACCTTGTCTCCCTATTCCGGTAATCTTTCTATGGTAGATAATATGGCCATTGTCAGCAACCTCTTGCTTTATATCAAACCAGCCAAGAGTAGCGTATTTAGTATATGGCACCCACGTCTGATTAACTTTGTATTGCACACCAAGTTCCTTTAAACGGTTATTAAGTTCAATTGCCGATTTAAGTCCCAATTCTTTGGCAACTTCCGTACATGTATAGGTTTTATTTACATGAGTAAGAACAGCTACCTGCTTCTCTGCTTCAATGCGTGCTGACCGTTCTTGTTTCAATTTCGTGAGAGCCGCTATCATGGCATCAGGATTATTTAGGGCCTCTTCTATAAAGTCAGAGGTCGCAAAGATACCATGCTTACGTATTGAAGGTAATACCTCATCACACACCCAGTCTTGAAACTGTTCAGCATTAGGGAGGTTACTTCTCATTATAAGCCGATATACATCCTTTTCTGGAATATATACCATATTAGTACCACCAATTCCATTGCCATGTGGGTAAAACACCTTTTTGCCTGATTTGCAATGCCTTTGTATTGCATCAGCTGTATCAGAATAGCCCAATGCAGTCGCTACATCCTTTGCACAAAACAAAGGATCATTGCTTTCGTTCATTACAATTCGGACTTCGCCAAATTGCTCATTTTTGAAAATCTGAATATCATTCATACAATTTTCGTAATGTGCCCCTTCACACATGGGAATATAAAAAAACAGTACCGAACGCTTGAGGATCTTTCGGCACTGTTTACATATTCCCAACTCTATGGAAATACTTAATATTTTCATGCGTTTCCTCAAACTGTATCGCCATTACAAAAATATAAATAATTTCAGAAATGTCAAATATACATTGAGAATAATCAAAAAGGCCTATTTTATCTCATAAGATGAAAAACAGAACTAAAATCAAGTAATTAGTCAGAAAAATTACGGGGATTATAATTTTACCACATGAAAAATAGAACATTTTCACAACATCCAATACACCCTCGCCAATATCGCACAGAAAGCGCAATACGGAATGTCAGAATCGACGATATCGATCAATGTAGATATAATACGGTCAAAGATTTCTTCTAAACGTTCCATAACATAACCAACAGAAGTCTACAAAAATCGGAATGGTACCGATCATCGACTTGTTCCAACAATATGTCCAGCTTATCGTTTTTCATTGTCAAGAACTGATTTTATCCGTTCTTCAGTAAAACCAAAACGGGCAGCAAACTTTTTGAAAGCGCCCATCCTGCCACCCGGAATAAGAGCATACATACTATTAATAGGAGTATCGCTCTTCAATGCTTTCTTAATTTCTTTATTTTTCATGAATTAACGTATTAAATGTTTGACCTTGTTTTTACAGCAATCACACTCACATAATAATGACTTTGCATATTCCCACGTCTTTTCAACAATATCATCACCGATATACTGTATTTCTTCACCGTACGGATCTATGCCGATGGCCTGACATATATGGGTAGCCATGTGTCCACATTCGTGCCTCCATGATTTAGCAAACTCCTTTGGGGACGAAGTAAGGGCAATAACCATTACTGTTTCCCGGGTGCCGAAATTAGAGTAAGTAACTCCGGTATTCAGGTTGCCGGAGTTTATGTTATCGTACGCAGTACGGAGCATATTACCGTCGCAGCCGATAGAGTGCATATAATCCAATATTTCTTCCGTGTAATACGTATCTACTGCGTAATACACCATGCAGTTCCAGTCATATTTGGATAGTATAAACCGTTGCCTTATCATTTATCAAAGCATTTCGTCCCACTCTATAGGTATTCCAGCCGCAATCATTGTAACATACCATCTTCGCATCGTTGTTCCATCAGGTGCGTCAGGATCATCAATCGTGTCTTTTACATACAATGCTTGATACTGTTCGTTCGGAACAGATGATTTAAGAAAATCGGCTTTGCACATATTAGCTACATATACGTAGTCATAACCGATCTTATTTTTAAGAGTTACACCGTATTTAGTTAACAGTGCGTCCACCTCGTCCTTAGACATCGCAGGCAGTTTTTCTTTTTCTCCGTTCTGACCCTTCCATTCCATTAAAGAAACAGCAAATTCACACATTTTCTTGTTGAAATGCCATCCAAAATGCGAAAGATATACTTCCATTTCTTCCGGTCTTCTATCTCTTATATCCAGAGGTTCTCTTTTCATGACTTAATAAGGTTATAGGGAGCAGATAAACTACTCCCTAATTAAACATTAGCGATAGCGTGAATAGCGTCCGGTACCCCGTACACCACGTCTTTCACCCATACCACCACGATTAGAATTACCACCTCGGCCATAACCACCGCGTTCACCCATGGTTTCTTCGTCAAAATAGCGATCGTCATCATATCTACGATCTTCATCCCAGCGTTCACCCATGCCCTCACCCTCGGAAAGCTCTTCTATGCATTGCATGAGCTTACCACCGTAGCGAAGCATCTTTTCAGCGTAGTCGGACATTTTCTCGACCTTGCTTTCGGAAATTTCAATCATCATCATACTTATTGTTTTTTAGAATTGTTACTACTTGCAGCCTTCTCAGAGGACTTAAAGAAATCAGCCATCATAGCTTTCAATTCGCTAAGTTCTTGCCGAAGCGCTTTGTTCTCCGCTTCCTGCTTCTGTCTTTCTGCAAATTCGGGATTAAGTACCTGGAGCATTTTATCACATGATTCCATCACAGACTTATGATGCTCGACACTTCCTAATATCTCAGAAGAACGATTTCGCATAGCCGCCACTTCCGCATTCATAGATTCTCTTGAACCGGATATTACCATATTACCTCCACCTGGAAAATTTGCATCAGCAATATCAGACATGGCAGGTATTTTTTGAAAGGTAACAGTCTGTTCACCTACCTTGATAGTTATATCAACCACCATCTTAGGAGGTTGTCCATAAGGAAGGGGTTGCTGCATAAACTCAGGAACAGGATTAGATACTCCGGAAACAGAGCCGACCTCTATATATGGAGTACCATCCCTATGCAAAATGAAAAACTCACTATTTACTCTTAGATTCTGAAAAGGCATAATCAATAAACTCTTTAAGGAGCGGGATTACTCCCGCCCATTGTTTTAAACTACTCCGGTAAGAATTTGCAATGTGTTGCTACCTGATTCGTAGTAGCACAGATAAATTCCGGTACCGGTAATATCCGAAGCAGTAACATCTGCGCCGGCAATCGTAGTCAGTGCTTGAGTAGCACCGTTGGTATCAAAAACTACCGGCAATGTACCGGTAGTACCGGCAGGGATCGGCTGTGCCAAACGGAACAGAATCAATCCACTAAATGGAGCAGAAAGGAACGGATGATTCCGAAAAGAGAAACGTACGTTGGTAGTACCTACGGTAACACCTGTACTTTCCAATCTTGGAATACCATTCTTATTTGCCATGATAAAAGGACTAATGAATGCCATATAATGCCTCCTTCCTTTTATCCCCAACCATTAAAATTGCCCCATGCTCCAATACCATTGTAAAGACCATACTGAGCTGCAACGCAAGACGGAATCCCTACAACCGGACTATAAGGCACCTTCGCTACTTCCGGCTGGTTACATTCGATTTTCGCAAGACGAGCACTCAAATCATTTAAAGCTGCACCAAGAGGAGCCGTTGCCTGTCCGACGATCTGAGAGGTCATTGCAGAACTTTTAAATGTGCTATTCTCCTCACGAAGTTTATCAATCTTGTTCTGCATTTCGCGCATTTCAGCCGCACGCTGGCCGGCAAGAATCTGTTGTGTGCTATCCTTGATGGAATTTTGCAGATCACAAGTCTGACGTTGAGTTTCATATGCAACAGAAGCAAAGCCTCTTTCCTGACCAGTCGCAACACCGTTAATGGCATTTTGCAATGTGTTCGTTTGCTGACAGATCGCCAGACGGTTTTCGCAGCAGCATGAAGCAATCTGTTGAGCGATCTGACAGTTACCCTGCTGGATAGCATTGATAATCTGCATTGAGCTTTGACCAACCTGATTTCCTACCTGTTGCACCTGTGACATCACCCCATTGATAGCATTCTGAACCTGACCGATTGAACAGTTTAAATTAGTAGCCAGATTGTTGATTGCCTGTCCGTTCCCCTGAATTGCACTCATAAGTAACTCCCTTCCTGCATCGTTGTTAATTAAGTTAGGGATACCGGCTCCAGCAAATCCGCCACCGTTTCCGCCATCTCCATTATTTCCCCAGCCATTGCGTCCAAACAATGGGAACAGGAAGAACAGGAAGATTATCCAAAGGAAAGAAGAGCCATCACCACCAAACATACCGCCACGATTATTCATTGCAAGCAACAAATTGGGGTCAAGACCGTTTTTCTGCAATAAGGGGGCAAGCATACCAAGCATACTGCCTCCTCCACCACTCCCGCTTTCCGGGAATACGTAAGTCTTTGTTTCACTCATATTTAATTATACAATTATAACACGGTCAATATTAACCGCATCACAAAGAACACGATAAATCCGTTGTACTTAAATTATATCGTTGTAAGCTCGTTGTAAACTGATTGTAGATTTGTTGTGACACTCCATTTACGGGTGCGGATAGAAAAGTTATTCTTGAGTTTATTAACGCACTGTTGAGTTAGCCCGGTAAGGTATGATATTTCTCCTTCTGTTATTCCCCTTTCTGTGAGTACATTTACAAGTATTGATCGGGCATCAACACAGACCTCTTTGTTACTATGAAACATTGAATATTCGTCTATTCCCGTCGTCTGACAGACTACCGCTACTACCTTCTGATACATATCAACAATTTTCATGCTAAAGAACATATTAGATTATAAAACAAAACATCGAAGGCACTGTTATTTAACTTTGAAAGCCTCCTAACAGTGTTCCGACGATGTTTGCCCGTTTCTGATTGGTAGTCGTATGACGGGTAGTGAGGCTTTCTTTTACTTCTTTGCCCCTAAAGAATGCGTTTGTTAATGGTGTTTCCTATGCCGGCCTTCTACCACCGGCAAATCAGAATATTATTTCATATTATCCTCCTTTCCTTTTAATGCAGATATACAATAAAATAATAGCGATACATATCAAGCCGCCAAATGCCCATCCGCCAAGTTCTATCTTTGCCTTCTGACATCTGGTCAACGCCTTTTCAACCGGATAAGGTATCTGAACACTGTCCGTCTTAATCACGGTATCAATACGGTTAAGATATAAATACTTATAGAGATACCGCTCCTTGTATGTGTACACTGTATCACCCCTGTCTATTACATAAATACTGTCACGCTGATAGATGCTATCATGACGAATACTATCTCTTGTCTTATACTCAGTCTTAATAGTTTCAACCGGTACGTATTGAGTTGTCCTACATCCGGCTAAACACATTGCCGACATCAGCAAGACGATACATGTCAACCGTTTCATAATACCCCCTCTTGCGGAACCGTCCACTCAGGACCACTCAAGATACTTCTTAGTTCGGACGAATCATGCCGATACGAGGTCATGGCATCTTCTTCTCTCAAGATGGGATCGATATAATCTTCATGCAGGATAACTTTCAATCCGTCAACAGATCTTCTTGCTTGTGCCGGTACCACAACACCGTGATTCAGGCACCATTCTACTGTTACAATTACGTATTTCATAACTTTCTTGTTAATTTTAAGGGAATATTTGTTTGTTCTCCGGAAAGCTCTTTGTGATATTCTTATCATAAAGAACTTCTATTTCAATAGGCTTGTCAAGTCCTATCATTGCAGCTATTGATATATTATATATGTTATCTTCTAAAGTTATAGCAGGTATATTATATATACCATCTTTAGAAAACTGTTGAACCCATTGTTGAGTTGGTTTACCAGAAATGTTTGCTCCTAATACTGCAATAAAATAAAAATCTTCTGGCATATTATAAGCATCCATTCCACTAATTTTCAATTTATAAGCTGGTACTTCAATCGGCTCTCCGGTATCTGCTTCGGGATTCGTAGCTGTTGCAATAATACCATTAAAGGTTGCAGTAGTACTATTTACTACAATTTTATTTGTTGTAACTTTGCCAGTAGCAAAATCTGGATAATCAACTGCTTTATAGGCGAAATTATCAAAGTTCAATGCGAACACTGGATTTGGAGTGTCATATTGCATGACGTTGATTTCTTTCTGAATTTCTTCATCAGTGAGAACGTCTTGGTATATAGCTATTTCATATAGAGCCATAGATAGAAACTCTTTTATCTTTGATTGACAACCGATATAAAAAGGAGTCTCTATTAATCTTGGAGTATTAATAATTCCGACTCCATAATCTCCTACTGTATTATAGTTATCAAAATTAGTATTAATATTTTCATCAGTGAAATTATATACCATATAAGTTCTAATAGCAGATGTTTCAAGAACATATTGCCAACCATTAAATAAACGTACAGGCTTGTGTTTAATAATAACAGTTCCTACTTTATATCCTACCTTACCAAGTTTCAGATAATCGTCAACACCATCTGTAACTATTGCCCCTTCATATTCTGGAATTTGTTCAATAGTGACATCTCCATTTTGAAAAGTACTAAAACCATATATAGTGGATGATATTGATGTTATTACATTTATTGTTATCTCAGGGATGATGTTAATGCCGTGAGTTAAAGTAATTGTATGTGATATAGATGCGTTATCTCCATCATAATAAGTAAATTCCGGAGGAGTTTCCCATTCTCCTGTAACATTGATTCTATAGGAAGGAATAACTGTTATACCTGTGGGAAGTTTATTCCCTGTAACCCAAAAGGATATTTTTCCTTCACCTTTTAATCTGGTTATTGAAGAATCTGTTATTATAATGTCTTCAGGGCTCTTAGAATTATTTAAATAATTTAAATAATTCATAGTATATTTACCATATCCACTGCCTAAGCTCCAACCGAAGTTATACGCAGTCAATAATTCACCTTTTATTCCCTTGATAGTATTCCTATCTTTATCGAAATTGTTCTTACCTTTAAAGCTCCAATAATCCACAAGAGAAGGGTGAAAAGGAGAAGTTTGCCCTCCCTTTGAAGCTGATCCAAGACGTATTCCCCTAACCTGAGCCGTGTTAATGCCAACGCGGTTAATCTTTACCTGATTGATTGAAACTTTCATTCCGATACAAGAATTTTAGCCAAAGTAGGCTGTGAGATAGACTGCACTTTGATATACATCCCGGGAATCACTCCTGTAATAGCAACATCCATTGTGCTACCCACATAGTTATATGATCCGAAAGGAACGTAATTTGTATTCGTCATACTCTGAAACAGAGAGACAACGTTATTCTTATCTTCACTTGCATATTCAAGATGAAGGCCTGCATCCGATTGAAGTTGCACAGGGTCACATACATAAGCTTCACCCTGTTTGCTGAAAGTTAAATCTGTTAGAGCCATGTTACTTTGAATTTAAATAGTTAATAATACCTTCTATGTGAATATTTGCCACAGTCCGCTTGCCCTCAGCCGACAATAAGAACTCCACGTCTTCCTTGTTGTCCTGGAAGAAGTTCTCTGTCAATATAGCGGGGCAGTTCGTATCCCGGCAAATAGCCAAGTTCTGCACCCAATAGTCCACATCCGGAGTCTGTTTGCGTACTGTCACACCTTTACTTATTGCTGCTTGTGCCAGGGAAGAAGCCAGCCTTTTGCTATTAAAAGAAGCATTATCACTGACATATACACCCCATCCCCGAGCATTCATCCAACTTGTCCCGTTACCGGCCGCATTACAATGAATGGATACCAGAATAGCGTTTTTTTGAGAATCGCGATAAATATTATTAGCACGTTTGCAACGCTCAGACAATGGAACATCCACGTCCTCCTTCACAATGCGTTCCGCGTCAACACCATGCTTTCTCAGCCCGAAAACGACCATATCCGCTATCTCTCTGGAATAAGCCCACTCACGCAACCTTCCATCCGGTGAACGTTTCCCGGGAGTATTTTCACCGTGTCCGTTGTCAATTAGAATTTTCATACTCTTTCCTCCTTATTTTCTTTTCCTCTTTATTTATTTAATATTAACTTTGCAAAAAAATTAGATTTTTATGGATATATCTGAACTAATTAAAAGCTATAATACAGAACAGAAAAATGTTTTTACCGGCTTTTGCATACAGCTTCCATTGATTTTCACTATACTATATTTATATATTCCGCAATTCAATAATTTAGATATCTATTTGCAGATTATATTTTCTGCTACGGCTTCCATTTTATCTATATACTATTCATTTGCAATGCTCTGCTTATGTTCTGTATTAGCAAAACGTAGATATAAACTTGAAATCCTAATACTCATATGTCCAATGTTAGCTGCATCTTTTTACCTTATACGTTCACCGGAAAACTATACACTTGGACACGAATATGCTTTATCAACCTTTCTTAGGTCCTCTGCTATTACTTATACCCCTATTGCCATTATCGGTTTTATCATTCGTAAATGCAAAGAATATGACATAAAGCATAAAGGGAATTAGATATACTAAATTTAAATTCATTTCTTGTCCTCCTCCTTTTTAGTTATCACCTCTTTTAAATCTTCTTTCTCTATCTTGAATACCTTTTTAGCAAATAACCCAATAGCTACTATCAGATTAAAATCATAGCCTTTGGGCTTAAGAATATTCGATACGATAGAGCAACCTTCGATAAAGCAGACAAATAAGCAAGCAAATATATCAATGTTATATCTTCCACCACTGGCCTCGTTTATCATCACCACCATAATGACAAAGCTAAAATAAGTAACCATCTCACCCATTGTATCCCGCCAAGCCCTACTAAACCTCACGTGTTCACCCATCAACAAGCTCTTCCTGCATCCCGTAGCCAAATTACACAGTATTACAAAGAACATAGTAATCAGCCATGGGATCATGTGCTCTATAGCTTCCATTACGAAACTTCCGGCTACAGGAGCAAACAAACCAGAAGAGAATTGATGTATTGATTTGTCTTGCATATTTGTCTTTTTAAATAATAATACTACATTTGTAAATCAAAACCAAAATAACAGTGAATGCGTGAGCCTATCTTGCCTGTGAAGGTGAGGTGGGCTTTTTTATACTATGACTTATCGCTGGTGATCTGGTCAATGATCTTACGGATATCAGACATATAACATTCAAAGTTCTTCGTATAGATAAAACTAACAGTAGTTATCTGCGGAGTTGGAACCGGGTCATATCTTACCTCTCCCAACTGCACCTCTCTGATCTCTTCGTGTGTGCCATCTCCATCAGCATTCGGAACCGTTTCTGTTGCATTATCGGTTACACCGACAAATATCGACTGTTTGTTACCATTGATTGAAGTATATCTGATCGAATACTTCACGGTCGGAATACTTAAAGAAGTTCCTTCAAAGCTATTTACTTCTGTTGTACCAGTAGCTACAATTTTAATCTCTTCGTTCATAACATTTTAATTTTAAGTTTATAATAAGTTTATTCTTTGTTTTGATTCAAAGCTGAATCCAGCAATTTGAAGAGGGAGGACTTTACATAAGCATAGAAAATCTGATCTGCAAATTTCTTAATCAGAGCAGCAGTGGGACCATCGACTTCAATCTCACCTTCAAGATATAACTTTCTGCCGATCTCCTGATCTTTGATGTCACTCACATTAAAGTAAATAGCATTACCTAAGTCCTTGCTTACATCTTTGTAATCAATCACTCTCTCCGTACCGACAATGTTGCCCTCAGAGTCTCTCTTCTCAACCTCTTTCATCAAGACATTTCCTTCGATATCGTTAACCACGATCTTTCTAAAATCTATTTTCATACTCTATATATTTTGATTTAATAATTATCTCTTTACTTACCAGACATTACGACCTACTAAATACAAGTAGAAATTTACGTTTCTATCTCCTTGGTTAGCATCGACCAAATGCACTTCAAGGTAAGTGCTAGTAATACTCTTTACCATGCCAAAACACCATCCATTGTCATCTGAGGCCTGTATAATCGCCGAATATTTTGTGTGACCTAAATTATGATAGATACGGTACCTTCCGGTTGATATATTACTTACTGTACCAACTGTACAACCATTTCCCCAAAATTGGTTACCAGTACCACCAGCATACACATAAACACCACAAAGAATACCAGGAGCGTTCCATGACTCAGAATTACGTTGGCCAAACAGATGAGATCCATGACTCTGTATTGCATGTCCACCCTCAGAGTTTGCGATGATTCTCAAAGCCTTTCCTCCTTGTCCGTATGTGGAAAGTGAGAGGCAGTCTTGGTTGTCATTACGAATCTCCATCAATGGGTAACTTCCTACTGTAGCTGCACCTCCATACTGATTTATACGCAAGAAGCGATAGCCGTTGATTTCAAGCTGTATCTTAGCATCTGCTACGTTACGGGAATATATGGCGTTGTTTTGGATCTGCCAGCCACCAAGGTAAGAGCCATTCGTTACTGTAAGATTTCCAGTAGTAATACTTGCAGCGCCGATCTTTCCTGCAAGAATTGCATCAACTTCTATTAATTCGGATTTTATATATCCACCGGAAATAATAGTTGTCCCTAATTCTGCTTTTTCTACCAAATTTTTATAAGCCAGAGATCCAAGTCCGTTTTTCAGAGAATCTAATCCAGATTTAGCAGAGTCCGCTATATTTTTAGCTGTCGCAGCAGCGGATGCAGCGGAATCTGCTACTCCTTTAGCAGAATTAGCTGTAGCCAAAGCACTTCCAGCAGAAGATGCGGCAGAGTCCGCAGTGTTTTTGGCGGAATTAGCGGTTGAAGCAGCGGAATTAGCGGTTGAAGCAGCAGAATTAGCTGTAGAAACAGCAGATGAAGCATTAGATGAAGCCGCATTTATAGTATTTTGGGAACCACTATCCAGAGATGAAAAAGTAATTTTACCTGCAAAACTGATATCCTGCCCGAATATATTGATAGCACCCGGCTTAATAGTGATTCCCGTTTTTAATTCATCCTTTGTAGGAGTGTCATCAATAGAGCCGGCATCGTAGACTGTGGCAAAGGCAAGGTACCAGGTGACGGGTAAACTGCCACTACCTCCTGCTAAATAAAAATAATTAGTAGAAGAGAATGTACCACTTGAAGCACATTTTACATGAAATGCATATTCCTCCCAGTCGCCAGTCCCGACATTGTTGGTGAGCCATTTCCCTCCCGCACCGGCGTTTGTAGCCCACTCAATTCTATATCCAACGGGAACCCATGCTATAAATCGGGTAATAAATACGGCATTGGCGCGTGTTTGAGTGCTAAAAGTAAACCCACCTAAACCCGGTTCTACAGCCCCAGACGTCGTAATTTTAATTTTATATCCGGATTGATTAGGCAAATTAATATCTGCCGCTCTTTCAACTGCAACCATACCATTACCACTATTATTGTAGATTCCAATGCCGTTCATCCCGCTTCTAAACTCCGGATCACGATTCAACATCTTCCCCTTACTCATAGCAAGGGCAATCAAACGTGCATTACCCGATACCGTTGATACAAGGTTAATATCCGTCTTGGTCTGAGAGATCTCAGTGCCCTGATTGGATACAACCTGTCCGAGAGCGTCAAAATCTGTTTGGGAGACTTTGCTTTCAATTAAACCTTTCGTTACTTTTATCTCTGAGTCGGTGTAGGTCTTGGCAATGTAGTTAAGATCTTCGGGAGCTGGGCTCCAGGTTACAGGAGTGTTGGTTTCAAATACGCCAATACGCATGCGTACGTTTACTCCTGTTCCAAAACTACCAATTATTCTACTTATAGACTTATTAGATAATAAGAAATTATTCTCTATGTGATCGTTAAATACTGATATATCAGAAGAAGAACCATCCGTATAAATCACTCTAAAAAAAACAGATCTCGTGTCACTTGGAATAGTTTCCTGTGGTGTAAAATGGTCTACAAATATATAATATCTTTTGTCAGAGGAATAAGTTAACCCAAACATATCCTTATTAACCAAAAGCGATTCTTTATGCAAAACAGGTGCATCAATTAACATTGTTCCGTCTTCTTTGTAGTCTGAAGCATAAATAAATCCCGCATCAACAATACGTTTAAAAGAGCATAAGTTCTTAATACCCACTCCCCGTTCGCTTGCAGACGGAATCCACTGCGTTACACCTATGTCCCCTTCGGTAAGAACTGCCCAATGTACTTTAGAGCCATAGGTGCCATTTGGAAACTGAAAAAACTGAAATTTAAATTCTGGAATAAATTCTTCAATAACAACTTTCTTTGATTCTATCACCCTATCACCGTGCGTTGAAAATGGAGTTAAAGCACCTGCACCAGACATAGAAGTAGGTGTAATATTTTCTATTCCATCTCCAAGTGTATAACATAAAGTAAGAGTATATTCCTTGCCTTTAGTTACATTTGCATCATAACTGTAATATCCAATAGCATAAGCCATAGCATTAAGTTCCACATTAGCACCTTTCAGCAAGTTAACATCCCCCACCTTCACCTTACTCACCTCACCCTTCACAGCCAACGTAATCTGTCCGGGTAAAGCCTCCATAATCGTGTCAGTCTCAATCTTAACCTTTTCCCCAACATAAGAATATGAAGCAGAATTGATAGCGTCTATAATTACCCTCTGCTGATCATAATAAGCCTGTTGAAGAGTCTTGAATGAAGCGCTGACCGGTATATTTTCAGGCTCACTTGCCGAATGTGTCTCAAGCACATGATAGTAATCGTTGAAAGCATTCCGATAAGCAACGGTGTCAATGCCATACCGGGACGCATTAGCAAGGATGGAATCTCTCTCCGCTTTCAAAGCCTCCATCTCCTGTTTTAACGCAGTCTTTTCAGTCGGGGATATAACACCATCATCTGCCCAAGTATTCAATCTGTCCTGAGCAGCTTTCGCATCGGTTTTGGCGATGTCTATTTCCTTGTTGGTTGACTCAAACTCCTGTTCGATGGTCTTTCCGTTGCGAAGGATGAAGATGCCTTTTAGGAAAGCGTTGATAGAGTATATACCATATCCCGAAGGTTGATAACTTGCGGGAAAATCAGTATCCGTAATGCCTCCCAAATATCCTATTCTCGTTTTCAACTTCCCTTCAAACGTCTTTGAATTAACCCCATCCAATATATCGATCACAGGATGGCCGTTGGCGACCGGCTGGACAACAGGAGCAAAATAAGCGTTAGGCGTAGATATATCGACAATCACATTTTTACCGTCATTGAAAATCCGGCCGGCTTCTCCGTTTTGCTCTGAATCGGCAAACAGTTCCGGGGTGCTTATCTGGGCACCGTCCTTAAAAGTCAATACATAGCCTTTAGTAGTGTAAGCATACACCACACCACTAACTAAGACGCTGTTAGAGACAGTTCCTATTGTCTTACCTCCTAAATCATATTCCTTCTTCGTTATACTTCCATTTTCAATAGAATAGTAGCTCTTTGAAGTAAACACAAGGAAGCAACCGGATTTGTAGCAGATGGCATCAGTCATGGTATCATCTATGTCATATACGGAGAACTGAGAATCTTTAAGATTCCTAACTTCCAAAGACAGTCTGTCTGAAGATAACATATAATTCCCACTAATACGCATAGCCTTTGTATAGACCATATCCTCTTTATACAGGGTGACAGTTCCGGACTTGTCTATGGCAAACTTGACCATATAATCCCTGCTGCTTTTACTTCCACGCCAACCGATGTAGAAATGATCATCGTCAAAACCAATGTTTCCCTTTTCATAGGTGTAGAAGTTAACGCCGGCATCCAAATCGCTTACAGCCATGGCACCGGTAAACAAGTTGTTGATGTCGGAAGAATATCCTATCGCCGATAATGTCCCGGTCGAGTAAATATCAGCTACATAGACATACCCGCCATTCCAGTAGAACAAATCCTGCAATAGGGTAAATTCATAAGGTGTAGCGTTTAGTTTCGTCCATACGGGAGAAGTGAGTAAAGCTGACTTGTAGAAATTAAGGCTGGCTGTACTAAAGTCAGCCGCAACTATCAAGTCCGACTTAAAATACTTTCCATCTGCCGTACCGGCATATATAGTGTGAATAGTCTGCGTTTCATCCTCTACAGTAGCCGGCAAAGACGAATATTCACCCAAACCTTCATTCTGTGGGCTGCCTTCCTCGGCAGATAAATAAATCAAGCTCTGTCGGGCCACATTCTGAGTGTTGCCCATTTGTACCAATTCGTCATCCTGTTTAGGAACAACGCCATTAAACTCACTTTTCAGAATCCAAACCTTAGATCCTTCTGCACGATCAATCTCTACCCAATAGTATTCTACTTCGTTTCCGCTAAATACTTGGTGTCTTACAAGGTCATGCGCTTGGAATGTTGGCTGATCGTCACCGAAGTCGAGGACGTAATACTCGCCATCTTCCGCCACCTCTACAACCTTACTGCTGCTCTGGCTGATTACCAAGGCACCGTTAACCGAACGTATTTTCTGAATGATCAGTTCAAATACCTTCATCATCTTGCGGACGGTAACGATGTCACATTCCAAGGTCCAGTTACCGGCTTCGTCCTTATAAAGTTTGGCACCTTCTCCTGTAAATCCCGGGATAAACTTCGGAGAAGAGATGTATTCCTTCAGTATAGCTGCAGCAGCGTTTAATATGCCATCCTCTGAGAGAGAAGCGGTAGGCTCTGCCTGAGATTGGTCCCAACCGGTTTCAATGCCACCACGGATGGTCAGTTTGTAGGGGGTGGTGTCGTTTTGGTCTTTCCGGAGAAAAACCTTTTTCAAAGCCTCCATGTCAACATCCGCAGCAAGCTTAAACGCTACTACATTATCCCTGTTGGTACGTATAAATATAGCTGGATCTTCGTCTGCATTACAGATATAAAATTCTCCTTGATTAAGCCCTTCCAAATGCGACATAGAATCAGGAGAAATGACGGGAGCTTTTGCTTTCCCGTTTTCAATTTCTGAACCAAACCATTGTATTTTGCTTATATTCTTTTTCATGTCAAATTCGTGAAGTATTTATGAATGCCGCTTCGCTTTCTTTATATTTCAACATTTCCCCCTCCTTCGGGTTATTTACGACAAAACCGACAATAGATGCGCTGCTCGCCTGCTCAGGAGCACCGCCAACACCGGAAATAGAATTTTCCTGTGGTTCCAATGCAATAGTCACGAAAAACATTTGGCTGTCTTCCATAACCTGACTTATCTCTGGAACAGAATTCTCGGATCTTACATATCTCTCTCCATTCACATCAAACATAGACACACACAATATCCGGTTAAGATGCCTTCCGAACCAATACGGGACACCACACGAGTTTCCTATTGTAAGTACATACGAATCATAGGGAACAGCATATAACTCTTCTATTTCTTGTCTTTGATTGCGGTATTGTTCATTATCTATCTTTGCGGAATATCCTGCCGGCTTAAACCCCGCTTCCACTCTCCATTCGAATACCTGTTGAGTATCTCCTATCCAGAAGATATTATCAAAAGCAGAATTATTATCTTTGTGTGAATAGCGAATCAGTGCGGTTTCTTCCAGGATATTGGAATCGGAACATACTTCAAATGGCTCAGATTCTTTCCTTTCAAAAGTTATACTATAGACTGAATCCGGAAGTGAAGTAAACACGACATAATACATCATAACAGATGCATTTACCTCATAAGTCTGGAATTGGATATTGGAAGAAGTTCCTTTGATAAGATCGTTAAGAGAGGCTGAAGCTACTTCTCCGTCATCCGCAAATATTTGCAGGAGTATTTTATCAGTTGTATGAAACCTCTGAATGTAATCTACATCGATTGCATATTTGTCCTTAACTGGCGAAAAGAACAATGGGCATATATCACCTATCTTAATCATAGTCCTTTAGTCCGAATTTGGGTTACAAGCCTCTTGACCTGTGTTATCGTAGCAAATATATGAATTAAAAACGTAATTATGAACGATTTCACCTTATTTTATACTCTCTACTATCAAAGTATATTTAGCAGCTTCAGAACGGCCGTAATTAAACTTACCGTCTTTAATATACCCATGATATGTTTCTCCTCCCTTCTCTATAGATATTAATCCTGTGAGATCATCAGGAGCTTTCATATCTCCGGACTCTACTGAAACCTCGCCAACAGTAAACAGCCTCTCTCCTTCCGTCAACTGGATATCCGTTTTCTCGGATACTCCATCAATAACAACGTCACTGTTACCATCAGAAGACGCAAAGTCCAATGTGTTGGTAAATGCACCAATAAACTTCCGGTTAGCCTCTATCATATAACGTGGAGAGTATACAGCATTAAACATTGTATCGGGACTTATTACCCCGGAAATGGATGGACCACCATTTATCTTACGTATAAGACGGTATCCGCCATCTATTGAAGCAAGCCTTGCATTAACAAAGAATACATCATTGTCGCTGTCACTATCCGTAGTATCCTCTCCCCTTTTCTGAACCAAAAACTCTATTCCGTATGCGTCAGCCCGAAACGGACTTATCAATTCCAAGGTATTCTCAGTCAAGGTCACTCTGGTACTATATTCATTTGTGAAATGAAATTCATCACGTCCGTTCACACTGTCATAATCCTGCTTGTCATAACCGGACCGTACCCGGGAATAAATCAATGCAGAATTTACGTTGTATTCAAACGATTGTATATTGTCACCAAAATCTTTTACTATGTTTTTTGAAAACAAGCTACTTCTATGTACAAATGTAACCTTGTCTTCCCCTATTACAGGAACAAACCCAAATTCCGCATTCATCCAATCAACAAACTTTGTATATGAACAATACAATTTAGCATTCTTCAGACCTCTCGCACTCTCAGCAGGCACTATCATGCATTCATCCAACCTCTTGTCCACTCCTGAAGCGATCTCGCCTGTAATTCCTTCCTGCCCTCCATTTATACTTTGAAGAAGCCGGTTTAGAAGCTTGACAGGCGTAACTATATCAATGTTAACCGGTATTATTCTTGCATCCCAATTTAGACTAATATAAGGGTCCCGGATAGTCAAAGTCATGTTATATGCCGAACCATATCTTATAAAACAATAATCCCCTTCAAGCAATGTTATATCTTTCATATATGAAAGTATAAATATGGTCTCAGGATGTTCGTCGTTAATAACAGTTCTGGTAAGCTCTGTTTCATTCCCATCTGCTCCGATTTTTACCAATGTCATAGACAATGCCTTATTTGCCGGAACATTAAACGAGATAGAGACACTTAAGAAGCAGGTAATATTCCTTTCCGCCCTGAAAAGGAAAGTGTCTTTACCACCATCAGATACGTTCTGCTGAAAAGTATCCCCATAGGTTATATATCCGCCTATTGAGGTCTCGCTTGATTTTACAGCCAACGGAAAGTATTTGGACTTTAATGCTGCCTGTATTTCAACCGATACATCCGTTGAATCCTCAATGCTATTCCCGGCAACCAACCAGTTTACATTTTGGTTCATTTCTATACCGTCATAGTACAAGTATTTGCCTTGTGTAATTTCGCTCACAGCATATTCATACTGTGTTCCCTTTTTAGCTTTTATCAATGCGGCCAGGCTGTCATCTACAGCACTGATAGATATGGTATTCCCATTATCTTGAAATGTGGAGAAATCTAACGAACACCGGAATCTTTCATTCCATAACCAGCTATTATTTCTTGTGTAAAACACCACACTCGCAGATGCTTGCAGATATTTATCCCGGAATACGCGTTTTAATAAATTATATGCAGCATTAGAAAATTCAAACTTTGTAGAGAACGATCTTACGACTCCATCATAATCCCCCCTCTTAAAAGAAGTGGTTATGTCATCCCAATTGACCAGGTTATCCGTTACCTGATACGAGTATCCATCAACTAACAACTCACATTTATAATACATATTATTTTCTTTTTAATGATTTCAGACGCAAATCAACATCATCACACATCCTCTTTACCATATAGGCATATTCCTTTGCGGAAAATGAATCCGGATCAATATGCATATTGAAATGTTGCATTACGGCCACTCTTTCTCTCACAAAGTAATCCCTATCCATAATAGCCGACTTAGGGAGGTCGGATTGTTCTGACATGATCTTATCCACCCGAAATCTACTGTTAGATAAAATAGCTTCAATCCTGCTGCATATCTTATTGTGATCATTAGGATCAAGACTATATCCTATATCATTAAGAATCAAACAAACCGTAGACCACTCCTTCTCTTCAGTAAGGTAACGGCAGCAGTTCATCAACTGTATCTTTATCACAAGGCTGATAATTTCATTCTTCTTAGAAACTTCAGCCAATATTCCCTTCTTCCCAACTATAGACATATATTCATTAACCAATCCGGACGCCGCTTTCTGCTTTTCATCTTCACTATAATCTCCTTCACACACGGCGTCCGAATTTCCACAAAATACATCTATGAATCTTCTGAGGGATATTCTATCAAGATCTGTGTATATCATATTAAATACGATTTGATATATTTCTTAGCTCGGCTTCTTTTGCAGCCTTCTTCTGGTATTTAGCCATCTTTTCAAACGAACGGTTTAACGACTGCATCTCACGCTCCAACTTTCTATAATCATTATTCACATTCACAGTAATAGGCTCACCCATCCTCTCGGCATCCTTCATCAAAGCACCTATGTCTGAACGCAAGTTCATGCTGCGATACAAAGCTAACCTGTCAAAAGGAGGCAGAAAATCACTGCGCCTCTCTATATCTACATCGGGAATAACCTTTGCCCGACGCGGCAAATCAATCAAAGTAGGAACATTAGGAGTTATATAAGCTCCCCTGTCAGTTACAACAGCTTCATGTTTACCTCCATCTCCTACAATAGCTAACCCACCGGGATGGTTATCTGTACCCTTAGCATATTTGGGAATAGGCTGAGCAATAATAGTCGCAAGCTGGGCAGCTCCCAATGCTCCAACCAATGCAGCCAGAACCATATTCGGGAGGGCCCTTGAAACAGCCAGTGCAGTAGCTATGATAGATTGACTGATCGCATTAGCCTTCTCCCATTTGGCCTGTTTCTGCTGGAGAGCCTCTTTCTTTTTCTCCAGTTCTTTATTCTTATTCGCAGTAGTTTGTTCTGCCGCTCTTTTTCTTGCTTCAGCTTCTTCTTTAGTGATGACACCAGAGTTTTCCAACTTTTCAATTCTCTCCAGTTCTTTTTCGCCAGCTTCTTCATTAGCTTCCTGTTCCTCTTCCACACGTTTTATCCTGGCATCATAAATATCTGTCATAATAGAAGTAATTCCATCTTGTATCTTTGCAAATGAAGACAACACAAAGGATAATTTGCCTTTGTCATCGAGTTTGCCCCAAAAATTAAGTACACTGTCTCCTGCATCATCCATTTTTGCGGTAATTTCTCCTATGATATCGCCCAGAGCATTAAATATATTGGCAGAGTCCCCCAAATATTTATTGGCAGATGAAGATAAATTGCCCAAAGAATTATTAAAATCATCCGCCCATCTTTTCCCAGGATTATTTTCATCATTATCCATGTCATTACCAAAGTCCTCAATCTGAGCCTTAATCTTATCTATTCTCCGTTGAATCTCATCAACCTTCTCTTGAGGGAGGTCAGAAGATAAGGCCAGTTCTGCCTCCGCTTCTTTCAATAAAAGCTTTAACTTTGCTTCCCCAGATTCTTTAGTGATTCTATATATCCCATCCCTATACTGTTTTTCGTTTATTTCCCCTTGTTTATATTGTTTATTTAAAGCATTAATCTCCTTCAAGGAATTTGTATCCAATATATCAAGTTCCCTGTCGGTACCTTTTTTTATCAACCCTAAACGCTCTGATATATTATCTTGAATTATAGATGAAAATCTTGCATCATATTTTTTATTAATCAATTCTACATCTTCACCTCTCCTTTCCGCTTCACGGATTTCCTCTTCACGTAAGATTTCATTCATCCTTAGTAATAAATCGAGTTTATATTCAAGCTCTTTTTCCGAATTGTTTTTAATAGTATCCAGTTTTAATTCAATGCTTCGCTTTTCTAAATCTGATTCATACTCCTCCCTTTCCAAGTCATATTTTTCATTAATATCTCTGATATTTTTATTTTTCTCTTCTTCATATTGGGATCTTAACTGATTTTCTTTGGCTGAATATCCTTTTATTTTATTGATATTCTCTTTATAAGTATTTTCTACACTGGCAATCTCTGCTTTTCTACGATCCTCGATTAGAGCTATTCTGGTTTTAGTCAATTCACTCTCTATGTTCTTCATGTAATTTGCATATTTCTCAGCCTCCTTTTTATTAGCGTCATTGGAATCATTTACCAAAGCGTCTACGTCAATACTCTCAGACATACCTTTAAGAGCTTTATCGTAATCACTCAAACTATCTTTTGCATTTTCCCATTGTTTTTTTGCATTTAATGTTATTGTTTTTTGTAGATCACTATTATTCTTGCTAAGTTCGTTTTCCGATCTTAAATATGAAACATAAGCATTTCTTTCTTTAACCCATGCCTTATATCTCTGGGCTGCAATTTTAGTCATTTCATCTAACTGTGCACGTGCTATCGCAGAAGCCACCAACTCTTTTCTCAATTGCATATACGCTTCTTTAGCCTCTCCAGCTAATATACTTTCTTTCTTCATATTACCTAAATAATCAGGTGACATCTTCTGTAACGCATTAGCTGCTGCAAGACGTTCCTTCATAGATTTATTTGTATCTTGAGTTGTTTTATAAAGAAGATCTAGCTTAGTCGTTTCTCTAGATATATCTTGAATTCCTTTTTGCCTAGCTATTAGCAATTTATTTTCATAGTCAATCAAGTCCCCTGTGACTTCTTTCGCTTTAAATAAGCTTTCTATCCAATTCATTATATCCTTTCCATACACAGATAACAATGTAATACCTACTACCAATGCTGTTTGCCAATTAAGGATAGATTTAGTTAGTTGTTTCCATACGGGAACCCCTTTCTGACCGGATTCTTGCAAAGCCTTAAACTCATCTCTTGCACGTTTTATTTCATCAGCCATTATAGGCAAGTTATTAGAGATAGCAAGAAAGAAAGTATTCCATCCTACTGCTAATGAAGGCAACTCTCTGGCCACTTGCTGGACAGATGCGTTTAATCCATTCCAATGTGATGTATAGTTACCTACATTTCTTTGATAATTACCCATTTGAGCGTCAATGGCCTTTAATTCATCTTTTAGTTGCTTAATCTGCTTTATTAAACCGACTCCTTGATCTCCTTGTCTTTGAGCTTCAGACAAATTTCTAAATCTATTTTCTAATTGTACTACTGCTGCGCTCATTTCATTATAGCTCCCGGCTGTAGAAACCATGGCTTTTGAATGTGCATTCAGAAGAGATGTATACTGTTTATTCTGCTGTACAAGATCTCGTTCTTTAATTGTAAGATCTGATACTTTATTCAAATATTCTTGTTGGCTTATTATACCCTTAGATAGTTCTTTTGATAGTTCAGATAGCTCTCTCCTTATTTCATCAAGCCTGATTTTATTAGCAGACAGCCTTTCATTTAGTTCTTTTGCTTTATTATCATAAGAAGTTACGGTATTTAGAATCTCCGCATAAGCACTACTTGTCAATGAAATAGATGAACTTGCGGATTGCATGGCTTGAGCCTGCCTTTGAGTAGTTTGAGCATTATCCTTTTGAGCTTCAGATGCGATTTTTAAAGCATCAGAAGCCTTATTTATTGCACTTGTGAGAGAATCAAACTTTCCTGATAAGGATGACAATGATAAGAATTCTTTCATATTCTTATTTAGATCATTTAAAATACCCTTGTATCTACCTTGTATATCAGACAGTTTATTCTGAGTAGTAACTAATTGGTTCATTATATTAGTATACTTCTCTGTTTTATCCGCTAATTCCTTAAGATCCCCCGGTTTTACTCTGAGACCTCCTGCCAAATCTTTGGTAAGATTCACATAAGCCTCTTTGGTTTCATTAAATTTAGCAATCAGGCTAGTTAATTCATCAAAAGCTTTTTTATCAACAATATCCGTTATTTTAAATTCATTCGCCATAATTTAAAATTTTGTATCGTGCCCCTTCACACGATGGTTATTACTTCTTATTCTAATAAAATACCAATTCAACAAACGTCCCATAGAATTCAATACCTTCCGGTAGAAAATCAAAGGTTCCGTCTTTCTTTTCGTAAAGCACATACACAGAGTGATCCATCTTGGCAGCTATGCGTGCAAGACTTCGGACTCTCTCTATATCCTGCATCCTTTTTTTATTATCACACCAACAGCTCACAGTATACCGAATTTTGCATAATATTCCCGTAATGCGGGATTCATAAAATGAACCATAAAATGCCCCAATGCTTCGGGCCCTACGGCCAGTATTATACTGCCGTATTTCTTTTCAATATCATCCCCGAAAGAGACCCCGACAGATTCTATCCTCAATCCGTCATTAATGGGGATAGCAGTAATAGACGAGTAGTAGTCACCCCGAATTTTGAGGTTTGGAGTTTTCATGTCACGCGGTGGCAAGAACAGATAAGAAGGAGCCGGAGGTGTCTTTTCCATCTTCCACTTCATATATCCTTCAGCATTATGAAACCATCTGCCGGCATCTTTCGAATTAAAAAAAGGGTCATTGAGATATGTCGGCCTTAAAGGCTTTCCACGACCATTCACCCCTGAATACAATTGTTGCCGGATAAAGTCCTGCACCAAATCAGCATTACTCTGAATTGTGTATTTTACAACTTTCTCAAGTCCTCCAACAAACAGTTTAAAATTATCAGCCGCATCGCTTAATGTTGCCATATCCCATGTAATTTAAAAGGGGATGAACTAATAAAAATCCATCCCCTTCACCCTGTCAATCAATCAGTTTACCTTTATCCGGAATCAAACCCTTAATCCGGTCGTAAATATCACCCAGCATCTTTTCCCTTTCAAATTCTTCCCTATCCAGGAAAAATAACTTTTTGTGAGTATCGATAAAGTCCTTTCGTTTCCACTTCACGACTTCATTTTCTATGAAGTTCACACCTTCTACAACCATGTTATATCCTATTTATAAGTTAAACGCTTGCATCATACGCCTCTTTCTGCTCAATACCGATAATGCCTTCCTTCTGGAGCTCCGATGGTTTCTTCAAAGAAGGAGTGCCTGTAGCAGTAACGGTCAACTCACCATTAGCATAGGATACTGCTGATACGCCTCCGTCGAAAGATTTTCCGGCACTCTTGGAAAGAGCGTCCGCATAATACCCCGTAACATTAAGGCCTCCGAAGTGCTCAATCAACTTGTACTTATTCTCTCCCACTTTCACCAGGTCAACAAACACAAGCCCTTTCAATGCTTCCACTACATCAAAGTCAAGAGCCATGACATTCGCTGTTTTAATATACTTTTCATAATCCTTAAACATAAGGTTTACGATCAGATTAGCGACCTGACCGGAAGAATCCCAATCCTGCCCGCTTGGATATACTCCCGAAAGGGCAATACCACTCATACCGGTTGCGTCACGGTTGGTTCCGAACAATACATTGTCTTCATCAACTATTACCGCGTCAAATTCCACTCCTTTTGCCATCATTAGATTGGCTTTAAGGCTGGCATCATAATTATCCAATGTCAGAGCTGCCGTATATGCGGAATATCCGGTAACTTTATCACCTCCATATCCGGTTGCACTCACGTTCGCTTCACCTCCTGTAGGGGCAAATTCTTCAACCGTCTTTATCGGATAAATTCGGTTAGGACGGTCCGCATGACACAACTCTTCTATCTTCTCTGCGGTCAGTCCGTTCGGGATTTTAAAACCACGTGGAATAAGGATTACCGCTTTAATCTTTCCGGGATCAAGAATACACTTCGATCTTCCGGTATTAAAGTCTTCCTGCCCCTTACATTCTCTAAATTCTATCGCCATAACACTTCTCTTTTTTTAATGTGATCTGCAAATTCTTAATATTTATCCCGTCGATATAATCTTTGAATGGCTTTCCGTCCGGGCCTGTCACTCCTGCTTTGCCGTACCGGTAATTCTCAACATATATGTGCGGGATACTTTTTACATAAGCCATATCAAACGCCGGCTCTTTACCGATCTCCTTGATCAATATCTCGTAAATAGGTCTGAGACATTCTGCGAATGATATACGCGAACGTTCTTCGTTGGTATATGAAGGCAATGTATTTACGACAAGGAGTATATCCAATGACATTTTCCCTTTCTCGCCGGTCCTGTCCTCTTCGATCGGAGAATAAAGGAATATCGCGGGATATTTTAGCTTTGCAGTATCATTTGATTTGCTCCAAACTAACAACTGGTCAGAAATGTAGCTCCAGTCTCCAAACATATACGAGATATGTTTGCCATACTCCTTTGAGACACGCTCTACTATTTCCCTGAATACATCCGTTATTACTATCATAAGCCAAACGAATTAATCTCTTCCAGCATTGAGCGGTCAAATGAAAAACCGTCATAGCTGTCATCCTTGCATAAGAAATCAAGCAAATCATGATTCATCTCAACCATTTCATTCCATGCCGGAATAAGTACCACATTGGGATCGGCATGGTCTTCATCATCAGAACTGGTTGTGCCCACATCGCTTACATGCACATTGTTCCTTCTCACAAAGAAAAAGAACACATAATTTGCGATAGGGCTTTTACCATCCTTGGTTAGAAACTCTTTTAGCCTTTCCCATTTATCAATCTTATCTTCCCCGTCTGCCTTCAGGTAGTTTATGAATTGACGGCACATATCCCTTCCCAACACCAATTTCAGATACTCTTTTTCATACGTATCAATGAAACTGTCGAGATAGTCCTTCATTGCAGTACGGGTAATTGAAGGAGCCCCCGTATCCACGTTCAGCCCATCTATAGATGTTGTCCCCTTAAAGTATGTACCGTCAATTATCATATGCTACTCTTTTAATTTATTATCACCCGGTTTAACGAACAGTTCTTCACAGCCGAGCTCTTTTGCATCCTGCATCAGGTTATTCGGCACCCGGATCTTTCCGTCCTTGAAAAACTTACTTGCAAGGGGCATATTCACACTCGTTTTATCCCCTTTCTTAAAGAAGTTCACGTCTTTAATGAACTCAACCTCGTACTGCTTATGCAGGTCCATGTTATACTCTTTTCCCATATTTATCCAACTTTATGTTTAACCACCAACTGAAGGAGAAATAGCCTCCATTACTGTAGCAAATGAATCACTCACAAATGCAGTCTTATACTGCGCCTTTACATAGGCCATCAATCGTTTTTCACCGATCATGGTCACAAGGTTCTTCGTGAAGTCGTCGTTCTCCCAACCGAAAGTAATAGATAACTGAACCAGGTCGCGAATATTCAGGTAATTGAAGTCACCGATACGGAACTTACCCTGCTCGATAGCAGTAGACGTTTCCACCGCAAGTCCTCTGATCAGTTCATCACCAGCACGGAACGGCCGCAGGTATTGTCCGTTTGCATCCTTCTCAAGCTGCATCATAGCATAATCGATTGGATTCATCAAAACAAGATTAGGACGATAATTCATCTTGCTTGTAGAAAGAATCTGTGTATATGCCGCTACAATGGCATCATACATATTAGGGGACTTAGCTACTTTGAATCCGGTAAGCGAGAATGAAGGAAGATCCTTAAATACACCTGTAATCTGTCCGTCCGCTCCGGTACCAGAAATAATACCTTCCTCTTCTGTAATACCGATACGGTTAATGATTTCCGCTCTGATTTCTGCTACCAACTGAGGTAAATCAGTCAATGTTTCCTCTGTCAGCTTTACAGTCAACGCAACCTTACCGGCAGTAATGCTCTTTTCTGAAAGCGTTGCATCCATATTAGGTTTCAGGCCACCTTCAGGTACCCATTTGGCATCACCTTCTCCCGGCTTGAACTCAGCATAAGTCAACGAACGCGTACTGATGCTTGCCACGTTTGCGTATCTTCGAATAACTGTTTCAGCTTTCGGATCTACAGAAAGAGTAGTATCTACCGTATTGTTATAATGCGGTGCAATGCCTGTACTGGTTACTGTAGAAACAGATTTGCTGTCCAACACCAGATTAATACTCTTCTTATAGCCGGCAGATGCTTTACACGCCCCTTTCAAGTCAACTACCTTGGCACCTTTCTCAACCGTGATAAAGTCCTTCAGTTGTTCCTCAATCTGTTTATCGATGCTCTTAAGAGCAATCTCACCGTTCCCGGCCTTTTCCGTAGCGGCCTTGATCCGGATAAGGCTTTCCTCGATACTGTTGATGGTTTCATCAAACGTTTTCTTGTCAACCGCACTTTCGCCATTCTCTTTCTTGAAATCGCTGATCGATTTTACCGCTTCAGTAATAGATGTACGCAGATCCTCAATTTTCAGTTCATCGTTAAGGTAAGACTTGATCTTCTCTCCTATCTCCTTATCGATAGAATCAGCCAAGGCGATGTCCATCTTCTCCCATACTTTTTTGTCATCCTCAGACATTCCTTTTGTGTCAATAAGGTCCAAAAATCCTAATTTCATAAGCAATCCTGTTTTAGTTTTAATTTATTAAACATGGACTTCTTACCACGTACGTCGGCTTCCTTTGCTGGCGGATTGCTTTCCGGCCTTGCAGAAGCAAGTGACATAGCTTTAGCAATGATCCTTTGTAACTCTTGTTGTTTTATGACGTTAAGCCCTTTACATAAGACGTCGATGTCAGATACCAATTCACAATATCGGTCTTGGTAATCCTCCTCAGACTTTAATCCCAGATACTCCGTTTCACCATTAGCACCGATTGAGACAACAGAGATTTCATAAAGGACAACCTCTTTTACGATCAGACAATCTCTTCCTTCATCCCACTCACATTTCTCCCACACGTATCTATATCCAATAGAGAACTGGTTCAGTGTTCCGGATTCAAGCTGTGTCAAAGTCTGGTTGCCACGTTCTACATCGTCAATCAAAGCCTCAAAATACAGGCCCTTTTCATCTTCACGCAATGCAGTTAAACGGCCTATAGGCTCACTCATATCATGCATCCACAGAAATATGATCTTATCATTAGCCGGACTTTCCGGTCCCCTGTCCTGGATACTTTTTGAGAAGCATCCTTTTATAAGCATATCTCCGGACTTGTCTATATTGCCAAATATGGCAGCATATCCCGAGATCTTCCGGCTTCCGCTGTCAATTGACAAATCCTTTGTCTCAAACGAAAAGGACTTAGTTTGCTTGCCAATTCTACCTTTATATTTATTCTTCGTTTCCATAATCTCCCTTAGGTTTTTCAGGATCAATATCTATATATTCAGCTAATACGCTTCTTCCCTCGTCTCCGGTAATAAGGCCGGCCTGTTTCCCCTTAATCATGGAGTCCATCACCCGTTGCAGAACCTCCGATGATTTACTCTTATCCGCCTGCAAACATTCTACGTGTGAGAAATCAATCTTCATAATTGTACCTTCCGGGCAAACATTCTCCGTAAAAGCCTCAGCTATTATCTCTGCATTAGGTATAATCAAGTCCTGGTAACCGGCACGTTTAGCCGATTCCTGGTTCTCAAACTTACTTTCATTAAAAAGGCTCGGGTTAAGACCGATAGCATTAGCGATCTTTTCAGTACACCTCTTATCCTCTTCATGAAGTTTCAACTGGTCAGAATTATAATTCAAGGGAATCCATCCCAATTTAGCACGGGAGACAGCAATCTGGAACTGACTTTTCATCAACCCGTACTTCCGCTTGAATCTATCAAGAAGTGATTTCTGTTCGGTTGAATTCAGCGAAGCATTACCTGTCTCACTGTTATCGTTATTGTAAATGATCCCTTTGGGGCCTCCATTCGTTATCAGGGAATTACTTGCCTGCATAGAAGCCATCCAGTTAGAAACAGGGATAGACAAACTGTCTACGGCCGTACCGAACGTTATCTCATCACCTTCATTGCAAGGAATATGGATATCACTGTCGTAAATGATAAAATACTCCTCCTTGTTAAGGACCTTTTTCTCAGTCCCGCACTCAACGTACGCCTCCTTAACTATTCCATCCAGATCTACCTGGTCCAGAGATTTCCCGGTACCGGTCAGATGGAAATGCGTGGGATGGATGATCCACATCGTCCGAGGAATACCTTTCTTGAAAATACGGTTGGTGTATATAGGGCAGTATCCATACGTCCGGAGAACCATTTCTATTTGAGAGAAGAAGGCGATGGAATTTTGAATCGGATTAGGTTTCTTAAACAAGGCGGTCAGCTTCGGATCTGTGACATCGTTACCCTCTGAGTCTGTCAGGTAAACCCTTCCGTTTGCAAACATGGCTCCCACCTTCCTTATAACGGTAGCGAACGGAGTACAATACAACAAGGCGTTTTCTTTATCCATGGCTTGGGACATGTTAAATTCCGTCTTCCAGATGGCACCTTTCGAATCAAAAAGATTGGTAAGATAGAATGTATCATTACCTCTCTTCTCAACCACATTAACCTTATCGGTCATATTCATTGCCTTTTTTGAAAACCAGCTACCCATATATGCAAAAAGAGTGGATACACCCAAAGGCGTACCCACTCCCGTTTTTATGTATTTTCGTTCTTTTATGATTTACGGTAGCATATACCTTTATATGCCGTGGATACTCTCCACTGCAAATATAGATAATATTATTGATTATTTACCTAAACTACCTACTTTTTATTTATAGAATTTATTATTTTTATTTCATTTAACAGATTGGTTTATAATAGAATTAAGTAAGCAAACGAACAAACTAAAGAATATTGCAAACAAATAAAATGTAACTGTTACTTACTGAGATACTAACTAAAAAGAATATGATTGATCAATGAATATATAGTTAGTTATTTTTATTCCTTTATGCTTTCATGCTATATAACATACAAATATTTGTATCGCAATACTTGCAAGATACAAATATTTGTACCATCTTTGTAACATCAAAAAGGAAATAAAGTAATAACAATAAAAAAACAAAAGCCATGACAGCATCTGAAGTAAAATCAATATTAGGAAATAATAGAGAAATGATTATTAATTTCTTTTATGATAATGTTAAAGAGGACAATTTCTATAATTTAGGTTGGTTTATGACAAGAGTGCTGAATGAATCTATTGCTTCTTGGATCAAAAGAAAAAATATAGCAGAAAAAGAAATTATGTCAGTAATGAATAAAGTGATGAAGAGTTATCCTCAAATCGCTAAAGGCTATATAAGCAATTATGAAAAAGCGGTAAATTACTTTGGAAAAGAAAAAGCAAATCAAATTTTAAATGCCAAATAAATATTAAAACTATGAATGCAAGACAAACAATTGAAGTAAACCAACAAATGATTCAAGACTTATTGGATAGCGCCAAAAAGTTGGCAGAGTTAAAAAATATATCTATTGCTGATGCGATAGATTACAAAGTATCAGTGTATGAAAAATATACTAAGACATCGAATGAAGCTGTAGCATGGTATTTAAGAGGTGAAGAAGCTAAAAAAATGATATCCTTATGAATAAGAGCAGTTATAGAGAAGTCCTAGGACAAAAACTCCAAGAATTTAGGGAATCCCGTAATTTATCAAGATATGCTGTTGCCAAAAAAGGAAATATACGTATTGAACAGGTGAAAGCGGTCGAGGAAGGAGTAACTAATTATACTATAGATGTCTTTCTCGGATATATTTCTGGATCTGACTTATATATGTATTTTGCTGAAAAAGACAACGAAAATAACCTCAAGGATTTAATAGATAAGATATAAAAAAGGCCGGGATTGCTCCCAGCCAAATAAAAAGTGTTTCTTAGGAAATTATAATTAAATAGAGATCCTATAAAAGTTCCCTACCAAGCATCATCTTCATTTCCTGCCAAACCATTTTTTACAGCTTCTTCTATTTTATCCATAATAACATTAGAATACGCATGCGCCATTACCAATGCTTTAGATGATGTTTTTTTAGCCTTATGTTTATCCTTATCTATAAATGGATAACATGTCTCAAGCCCCCATTTCTCAATCCTCTTTTCTGGTCTCTGTGTCCCATCTGAAAATGCAGCTATAATTCCCCCTCCTATAACTTTTTCTATATTATAATATTGTAGAGTATAAGTTATACGAATCTTACCATCTTTTATGTCTACTTTTATAATTGGAGTAATATTAACTTTATATGAACTCATTCCTCCTAAATGCGCAGCAATATCCGGAACATATCCTTTACCAATAATAACGCCAGCCTCTCTATCATTTAATTTTATAACAGCATTCGCATCATTAAATGACTCTGTAAACCAGTGATTCAATATAACATACAAATCATCCTTGGTTCTATTACCACACTCTACGACTTGAGTATAGGTTAAAGACTGATTTTTATCTAAGGCGAGAGTTGATCCCAAATTTTCAGCTGCTTCCACCCAATTATCACCATAATTTTCTTTAGCATATTTTTCCAACTCTTCTGTTCTCATAACTTGAGCTTGTAATGAAACCGAAAATGTAACCGTTAACAATAAGAATAAAATCTTTTTCATAATTTTAAAATATTAAATATTATCTGATTTCTTTATGTTACAATTTTTGCAAAGCAATTGCAAATTTCTGAACGTAGTTGCTCCTCCCTTAGATATAGGAATAATATGATCAAACTCCAAATTTTCACTACTACCGCAAAAACAGCATTTTCCACCATCTCTATTCCATACAGCCGTAGCTATATCCATTGGTATGGTACTTCTATTTCCTTCTTTTTTAGTATATACATTGAAAATTTTCCCCTCTTCTATCAGTTCATCAAGGGTTTCTCTTTCAATCATTTTCTTACGTTCCTTTTTATATATATTCTTTTTAATTTCTTCTCTTTCCAATTCCGATATTACATTTTCCTTTTCACATTGAGGATACTTTCTTATTCGGCAAATCTCTTCTTTATACCCAATCATTTTATTCTTGTCAAATTCGAATATTCCTGAAACTGGACTTTTTATAATTGTTCTCCCATCTAAAGAAAATCCAAAAGCGTTGTCTGCTTTCAAACTTATCAAAGCATCATTTTTATTTATCCATGAATAGTTGTCTTTAGATTTATCAAATTCCCTATTAAATGAAACCGTATCTTCTTCCTCAAGAGATATGATTCTAAAGTATTCACTATCTTCAATAAACTCGTATTTACACAACATAGATTCTTGTACTCGTTTCATTGAAGCTTGGTGATTGAAGTTTTCCCGAACAAACGTTGCTGTTTTATTCATCTCTACCCTTGCATCCTCCAGTTCTTCCTTAAGCTCTTTTATTTCTTGAGATTTGATGAAAAGTTCTTCTTCTAAATTTGTTATAATAGAATCTTTCTCTTCCAATTTCATCTTAAGAATACCAATATTTTCGAGATTTTCTTTTTTATCGTTTATGATTACTTTGTAATGGTATTCATCCCAAATATCATTGTCGTATATAATTTGAGATATAGTTTTAGATTTAAACAACACTAAGAAACGTACTTTTGACGAAGGGGGCAATTTATAGCTTTCTGCATAAAACTCTTTTTCATTGCCATAATAATCACAACGAAAATCAACACCTCTATATGAAAATCCATCATTATCTATCGCAGTAAAATATTCCGGATTCACACGTATTTGCTTGGTTGATATATTTTGTATTATCAAATAAGCATGCGACATTCTTATTCCTTTGGCGCTCGTCGTACCACATTCAAGCTTACCTATACAATAACAGTCTTCATAAAGGCTGCAAATATCCTGGCAATCAAGCAATTTATTCTCCTCTATAGAAACTAATTCTATATATATACCTTTATTCTTAGTGTTTCCCATTTATATACGTTACTAATATTGTTAAGCAAATTAAAGGAAAAATAAAATCTTTGCCAAAATACAGAAAAGAAATACTTGTAATTTATACTATATCTAAATAACGGAAATACTTTGTATATTAGCAAAATGTTCGTACCTTTGCGGTGTTCAACATTTAGTCAGTAAATGCAGGTCGTGAACTTGCATGATTGTGCAGGTTATTTTTATGACCTCACTTAAGATATTTAGGTGCTATCGTACCCCCGTGTGAAGTATTAATGTACTCACAGCATTTACTGAATGTGTTGAACAGCGGGACAGGCGATAGCACTTTTTTATTATTATTGTTATGTTCAGCAATTCAGTAAATCAAATCTTCCAGTACAATGGAAGTCCTATCACATTCCAAAAAGGCGATAGTGTTATGGTGAACGCTACGGAAATGGCAAAGCCATTTGGAAAACTTGCCAAAGATTGGCTATCCAACAAATCAACCAAAGAGTTTTTATCCACATTATCAAGCGTTAGGACAATTCCCCTAACGGCTTTGGTAGAAATAAAACAAGGCGGAAACAAAGAGCAGGGTACTTGGATGCACGAAGATGTTGCAATGGAGTTTGCTCGTTGGTTAAGTCCTGCCTTCGCTATTTGGTGCAACGACCGTATCAAGGAATTGCTCACCATCGGCATGACCGCCACGCAGCCCACTCTTGAACAGATGATCGACAATCCCGATCTGGTTATCCATCTCGCCACACAATTAAAACAAGAACGTGAAGAGAAAGCCAAGCTCGAAGCCCAAACCGAGCAGCAACAAGCTACCATCAAGATTCAAACAGAGGAAATTAAGAAATCCGCTCCGAAAGTCAACTATTACGATAACCATTTGCAATCGGTCAACACGCTTACCTCCACACAGGTAGCTAAGCAAATCGGAATGGATGCGGAGAAGCTTCACAGGAAAATGAAAGAAATAGGTATCCTTTACAAACAGTCCGGGCAATGGTTACTATATTCTCCTTTCTCCACTTGGGGACTTCATGCTACAAGGACGCAAACATATACCCGTAACGACGGCTCCATAGGAACCAGCGTTTACACAGTATGGACTACTAAGGGTATACGTTTCATCCATGCCTTGAACGAATGTGGATGGAACGTCAAGAAAGCAATTAAGCAGATTAAAGGAGAATTCGAACCCGCTGCATAATAATTAACCACATATTATTTCTGTTTTGCTCACCTTGTTTATAAGGTGAGCAGACCTCTAACACCTTAGAATTATGATAGAGATTATATTAATATTGGTTTGTCTGTACACAGGTTACAGGCTTACACGGAAGAAAGGAGAATCATTCTTCTACAACGATTGATTATATATAACGCTTCGACTACCAATCAGGCGAACATCTCTGTTAGGGGATGAACACCCCGGGAGCAATACGGCTCCCGGGATCTCGACGAAGAAAACGAAATTAATCTAAATGAAATTCTAAATAAAAAGCTATATGGAAACTTCAAAATATACCAATATGGACATGGTATTGCTGAGCCGTGTCGTATCACTTACAGATGACATCCTTAGAATGCATAAGGAACTCAATGAACTCAAACTTATCCTCAATGAACGGACAAAACAGGCTGAAATAAAAAGCAAGCGAAATGTGTTCATGAAAATAGAGAAAACAGGACGGTAAATATGATGAAGGGAGAGCAAAACAGACTCTCCCTTTATGTATAGAATCTTAAAAATAGAACCAAATCCTGGCACTTAGTCAGAAAAATTACGGGGGTTATAATTTTACCACATGAAAAACAGAACAAAAAGACAGCTTACTCGGCTGCCTTATCCATTTTTTCTATTACCTCCCTGAACCTGTAAAACTGATCAATGCACGGATAGTATGTAGGGTTCTCCCACTGGGCTCCGATCATCATTGTCATAGACTCAATATAGTATTTGCAGTCTACGATCTTGGAGGCTTTATCCAATTGGAGTTCATTCGGATATTTCCCTGAAACAAGCAATTGTTTTCCCCAGTTGATCAGTTCTGTTATGTTTGAAAGGCTATACTTCTCTTCCATAGTTAATTTATAATTGGATTTTCATTAAACAAAAGGACGGTTTCACAGTCCCAACCTGACAAATAAGATTGCGTCTCTCTTACTCCTTTATAGGTCAGCCAAATCCCATCATAGCACTTAGCCAATTCTTCGAAATCTAAGAATTTGAATGATGAAATATAACCTTTAGGAACATCAATAAGACCACTATCTAAATTGAATGATATAACACGTTCCTTAGCCACATTTATAAAATCACGACAACTATCTATAACCAAGATCTGTTCCGTGGAAATATTAAGTTCAAAGCTGTTTTGGATTTTATTTAACCATTCATATTCTATACAACAATCACGCCATTTGTACTTAGAATATACCGGTGAAGTCCATAATCCTCCGGATGTAGGTTTATAATAGGATATTTCTGAGTTTTTAATCGGAGATATCGGGTGTAGTTCTGTACTTCCACAATGCTCTACAATCATGATTATTATTTTTTATAGTAAAGACCCTTCAAATTGAATGTGAATAATAATAGTATCATATAACTTATTATACCTTTACTTCTTCTTTTTGTTGTGTGATAGCTTCTGTTATAACTTCATCGCTATAAGAATATTCTTCTAAGTTATTTTCTATTTTATGAGATATCAGTATCGTTTTTTTTCTTTCATTGATATAGTTTTTCAGAAATAAAATTATTTGTTCCTCTTTAATCGTAATTAAACCTTGTGGACCTCGTTTGGGATAGATATATAAAAAAACAACTTCTTCTTTCTGCTTATGAACCAGATAAATAAGTCTAAAACCGTCTTTTTTACTCAAATTTTGTCCGCTATTAGGCACTCTGAGTTTGATGATAGTAAAATTATCCTCATTAAGTACCATATCTCGATTTATACGAATTTCATCTATTGGTTTATTTGTAAATGATTTACATATATCTTTAATAACACTACCATAGCCTTCTTTGGTCTTGTTACTAAGTTTTTTTATAGCATCTCTAAATGCTTGAATGGAATAAAATATAGGCACAATTATAAGGAATTAATTATATCCATTAAATTTCTATAATCTTTATTTTGGGGGAGGTCAACAACGAACACTTTCATATCATTCCCTATTTCTTGTAAATCATAAATACGATTTCTAAATTCTTTTAAATCAGTTTTAATTCCAGAATAAAAATTAGATTTTTTATATGTACTATATAATTGGACTAAATTAGCAACAAGTTTTTTATATATATTAATTATCTGATTATAATCTTCTTTAGTTAATTGAGAAAAATAAGAATTAAGCAGTTCATGAAGTTCAGCTATAGATTTATTTAAGCTTCGTATATCCTCTTGAAGATACAAAATCATATCTAAATAAGTGTCTATAGCTTTATCTATAGCCATTTTATTATTTGCAGATTCTGTTTGAACAGCAATAATATTATCTTTAATAACTTCAACACAGCACATTATATATCTTTTTTAGTAATACCCAATTATGTTTTTTATGCGTTTCAACGTTGCAAATATAGTAAATCAGTCAGTATCTCACACTAAATCATCACTAAATTTACCATCAAGACGATAATTTTAACCAATATCAACATGATTATCAGCTAAATCGCATCTATTATCATATAGAACAGAACTAATAAGAGGAAGGTTCAGAAGGTGCCGGAACTTCTTACGTGAACCGGCTCAGAAAGCGTGTAAAGGGATATATCCTATTTATACTCTTTCTGAGAGTAGAGAGAGAACCGGAAGATCAAACAATTACTGATTATTCCTAATTGTTCTTGCAACTACCGAAGCCAAAGCACTCAGGCAATTAATCCCTTCATAGTTCTCTTTTCCATTATAATCCATCACTGAATCCATAAAAGAAAGATATTCAGGATAATCATCATAATCACTTCTAAATTTAAATCTCTCTTTTATAAATTCTTCATTTGCAGATATTCTTTGGTCCATATTCGCATATAAGCTGGTAGCCCGCACATTATCCATCCATTCCCGCACATCTCTTGCAAATTGGAAATATGATTTATGACTTTCAAAAACAGTACTGACAGGTGCCCATTCTTTGAGTTTCTCTTCCATTAATCCGGCATCAAATCCATCTCTAAATAAAACTCCGTCGATAAAGACCTCAGTTCCATAGACTGCATGTATCATTATAAACTTACCATTGCAATCTGGCATGATATAGACTATAGAATCTCCTTCTATTGCTATTCCTACATTATAATATTTCATATTTTCTTTCTTATGTGTATTTCTCTTCCTAGCCATTGAATATGATAAAAACTGTTCCCGGAATATATCTGTACACACATAACGGAAACAGTCTGTTAAATGCCCAAACTCCTCGTAACTCTGTTTTGTTATCTTGTCCTTAATCCGAGCTTTTAATATTCCTCCATTAGTGTCTTTCTTTACATTCTCGTAATCTTGTATAGACTTTTTACATGATTCATCAATAGACACAGATATTCCATGGAAACCCTCTAATAAAGCATTCACAAACTCTCCCGACATAGCAACAGGAGGGTTCTTTTTAGGGACCATATCAACCACCCGAAAAGTTTCTTCCAACACATCTATAAATTTATCCAGAAAAGATCTCTTTTCATCATCAATAGTATTTCCGCTTCTGGTACTCGCATCTCCATGCAAATATACCACATCGTTATATCCGATTCCTTCCAGCCATGTACGTGTCAACTCGGCTGCTTTAGTTACTGTATTAAACGGATCTTCAGCACAGATTTCATGAACTTGCCTTAACTCCAATTCTTCATTTTGCCATATTGATACACTGATATATGGGAGAACATTATTATCAACAGAAATATGCAAAGGAATTCCTTCTGTTACAGGACATATCTTCTTATGCTTACCAGAATCAAATGCATGCAAAAACTCTCCACCTGTCTTTATTTTACCCCATTCCCCAAGCGCATATATACGATAGTAATTATAATCTCTTGTCCTATCCTTATCAAAATCAGCAACCGCCTGCCGGTCATAAAATCCATATTGCCCGTCCGGACTGCCAACTACCCAAAAATTATTGAGGTAAGTTGATTGCATTATAACTGTATCCGGAGCATGAACTTCCTCAATTCCCGTTCTAGGATTTCTCAAAAGCCTTTCTGTATTTTTCCATTTTCTAGCAATCATTGAGAATTCTTTAGGAAGAATCTTCTTTGTTTCATTGTCTCTCAATATACCATACAAGTCATTTGACTCTTCTTTTAACTGCTCTTTATCAAATACATTTTTTTTAATCCAACACTCTTCCTCAATTGGATTAAACATTGAAATGATTTTCTGTCCTTTCCGGCCTCTAAGACGCTTCTTTATCTGTTTGAAATCTTCTTCTTTAAACTCTGACAATTCTTCACAGACAACATATTTATAACTCTCCAATCCTTTTATTTTCTCAGAATCATCCAATCCCTTAAATGTTATGTAGGACCCGTTAAAACAAATAATCTTATTCTCTCTAAACGAGAATAGTCTATATACTCCAAGGGAGCTTACCGCCTCCTGAAAAGTCTTATAAATACTATCAGCAATAGAAGAACCTACTTTTCTAAATACAAGCGTATTATTACCTCCTGAAAGACATTCTATCAACATAGCCTGAGCTACAGAAAAAGACTTTGCCGATGAAGAACCTCCATAGAGGAAGATAAACCTTATATCATCATCTTTCATAGCTTCCCTAAGATGATGAAAATTTGGATTAAACTTTCTATAACTAATAGATACCTTTTCCATTAATCCCCCGTCCCCGTATCAATATCAAGCAACATTTGTTTTATATTAACTTCTGTCGGTTCATCATATCCCAGCATCTTGCAAATACGAGATATGCTCCAACTCTTACCATTCAACTTTAATTCAATCCCCTCCTTGGTAACTTTAACACTTTCTACTGCACGCGCCATTTCTTCAGTCCATTCGGATGAATCTTTAAATATCACCATACCATTTCTTATACTCAGGAAATCACGGATATCAGCAAATGCAATACACCGCAATTCCTCAAGTACGCGATCCTTAGTAATATTTGACTTCTTTCTTAATTCACTTTGGAGCTCCTGTATTCTGGGAGACAGCTTTGAAACCAACTTAGATGCTGCCTCCCATACAGTTTTATCACTGGAGCCTTTGCACGAATATACCTTTCTATATGCTTCAGAAGCATTACTGGTCTCAATATAAAGATTACAGAATTTTTCTTGTTTAGGTCTTAGCTTCATGTCTTTTCGTTAGTCTGAGTTATGTATAACATAATACACATTACAAATATAATTATTTTTCTCCTAATATAAAAACTTGATTAATAGATAATCTGTAGTTTGTGGTACCATTTATCCGCATGTGGGAACCACCCTATCATAAACGATACCTTTCGTATTGATACTTTATATATCTTCCCTTTCATCGTTATTCCTCCTTCATCAACTCCGGATTATCATAAATGTTTCCTTTAACTACAAACATTTTGCATGTTTGTTGAAGAGCATTTTCTACAAAGCCATCCCATCCAACCCAACATCCTTCTTGGGTACACCATTTAACTTCAAATGAAAGTCCTATGCGATGTTTTCCAATCGTTGTAATATAGTCAAGTTGTACAATGTCACCTTCATAAATCCCCTTGCCGTTTTTGTCGAATAAACCAGTAAATTGCCCGACGGTCTCTGGAACAACAACAGAGATTTCATCATGAAGCAACTCAACGGAAACATGCTTGCCGGTAGTAATCTCACAATATTTTTGAGAGCCATGATAGATAATGCATCCTCCCGCAATATGAAGCAAATCTCCATATACCCATTTATTGTCATTAACCGTTTTCCCTCTGAATTTTATTGTACGATTCATGTCTTATACCTCCTTCTCTAATTGTTTTACAATCTTGAAATAATCCTCCTCACTCAAAACCTTTTCTGCCGCATCAAGCACTGTGTTATATCCATTACAATAAGCCAAGTCAGCAACTTCACTTATTATGAGTTTATTAAAATGGTCTTGTTGTAAATTCAACAATCTTTTCATGCAAAGGGATTTATTATTATCTCTATTCATTTTTTCTTCTTTTTATTTAAAATGATTAATAAGTTCTTCTACTGTAGCCTTACGCCAATGTGGTAATTGCTGTTCATACGTAACATCCGGACAGGTATTTAAATCCCAATCTCCGACTTTCCATTCTTTAGCAGGGGATTCTATGTAATCCTCAGTACAAATAAACCACTGCATGTAGTTACTATCGTCCCTCAATGCGGCTATAGCAAGAAACAAATCCTCTTCGACTCCACAATCAATAAATTTCCCGCATAAGAGGCTATGTTTATCAAAAGGAATATCAAAAGCATTTGCCATCACATAATGAGGAATGTCAAAACCCTTTTCATGGGAATATTGATAAGCCCATATTATATGGCAATCATCTGTCCAGACAGGAGAATTTTTGATATACCCCAATTCTTCTAATCTCTTACGAAGTTCCTCCGTATTTTTTCCAATAAAACAGGGTGTTGTAAATCCCATAGTTATTTGTTTTTAAGTTCTTCCAGTATTTTCTTTGCTATTTCATAGTGATTCAACTGCCAATCAGAACAGATGTCGTCCGCTTCATCATCGTAATGATTGACATGTACGTATAAGTCCAATTCCTCCCTAAACTGTTCTCCGCATAATCCATTGTCATCACAATCATCATACATATTCAATTCATGGGCTACTTCTTTACATTCTTGATGTGTGACGAAATCATACACAGTCCCATCATAAACATTTGTCTGACGGACATATTTTTGTCCTATCGTAATCTTTTCGCAACAAAATTCACACCTATGTTCTTTATTAGCTGTTGGATAAGTTTCTCTTAGTATTGTTGGCATAGTTATTCTCCTTTCTCTTTAATCCGTTACAGTACCATCCATTCAATCACATGCTTATCCACTTCTTGTCCGTCCTTGGTCAGATAATGTAACCCGGTATAAAAGCCGAGATCCATATCATCAATACCTCCGTCTCCATATTTAAGAAGTAATGGCTTATCCATAGGAGGATATTGATTGACGCTTATCCACGGATACTGTTTTGACTGCCATTCAGCACCAGCCTTGAAAATATCTATTACTCTTGGCCTGAATATATCCTTTACCAAATGAATTTTAAATATTTCATAATACTCTCTTGCTGCTTCTTCTACTGTCTGTTTCATACTACTATGTTTTTACGATCTTCTTTTAATTTTTCTTCATTGGCGGTTGTATTAGAAATGTCGTCAAGATTAGAAATAGCTGTTGTGTTACTGGGTTTGCAATACAAACACATTTGAGTAAACGGTGAGTATACCCTTCCACACTTCGGACAAATCCATCCCTGTTGTCCAAACATTCCGTTATACGGATTGATTGCGCTTGATTCTTGTTTCATAATACTAATTATTTATGTTGTTAATAAAATTGTTTTATGTACTATTTTCAACTCTATATTACTTTGAATAATCAAAGATGATAGTTATTATTTTAGGCAGTTATATACGACTCAACACTCAGCCCGTCGCAATAACTTTTAGTTATAACCCAAACACTTAGTGCAGGGTCGTATATAAGTGCCTCAAATTAATATTTTCCATAATCACATAAGTTTTAATGCTTCCTGTATTCCTGCTTCAAGTGCTTCTTCGTAGGTGTTGTAACGAACAGAGTCTCTGTCCTCCAATCCTATCAGATCATGGGTAGGTATTGTCAGAATATCGTAAAGCCAATAGTCTCCATACATATAGCCTATTTCAATATGGAGGCATTTAGTGTCACGCAACCACTTTTGGGCAGCGGATTGAGTAGGATGGGGACATACTTTTATTGGTAACTCGCTATTTGTTCTACTAGTACCATATTGTCTACCATCTTCAATATTCATAGCAATCATACATGGTTCATTAAACCCTTTCTCTTTCAGCAGTTTCGCTGTTTCTAATGTTACAAATTCTTCGGTCATGGTTATTCTCCTTTCTTTAATTCTTCAATAAGAGCGTCTGCATACTGAATGGAACATTTGACAACTCTCTCTATTGGCACACCCTCTTTAGTGATAAACTGAAGAATTTCAGGGTTAGATAGATTAGCTTGCATAGCGGCTTTCGCTATTTCATAACGCCTCTGTTCCCAATCAATAGTTTCAAAATCTTCAAAGTCAAGTTCTGACACTTTGAAATATCTGTCTTTCACTAAGGCAGTCCCATCATCGTATAAGTCCTCAACCTCTACAATCTCTCCATTTGTTTTTAGTCTTGCTTTCATATTTAATTTCCTTTCTTCTTTAATATTTTATTTATCTTCGAATCACATCTAACGGTGGGAAGGGCTGACAAGTATTTAATCAGCCACTTTCTACTTTTACATTGGAAATTTGATAGCGAATATACTTTCCACATATCATCACAGTTCTTTAGTACGTCATCAGGAATATTTTCCCATGTCTTCATTTCTATAAAGACGTCAACTAAAGAATGTTCCTCATATTCTCCCCAATAGTCCTTAATACAAAAATAAACTTCGTCACGATAACCCAGAGAGCTAAACGTAGAACCTTTACATCTGTACTTCTTGCCTGTCTTTTTATAGGAGGCCCAATACAAGTTTGATAAAGCTATATCAAATCCTTTACGATAGAGAAGCCGGACTATCCGCTTCTCCTGTTTATTCCAAACTCTATTTATTTTAGGTGTTCTACTCATGATTAAAGATCTTTGTCTAAAGAAGGAATGGGCATCCAGAAAAGAACGCTCCCATCATATGATGTTAAACTTTTATCTGTATAAAACTTACCTCCACAGTAAAACAAAATTCGATATTTATACTCCTTACCTGTCACAAGCACCCAACACGGATATTCAGGCAACCGTTCCTTAGCGCTTATCCACGGGGATTGTTTTGATTGCCATTCTGCACCAGCTTCAAACGCATTTTCCACCATCATCCTATTTATATCTACACCCGGATAATTCTTTTCATAATATTCTTTCTCGGCTTCTTCTACTGTCTGTTTCATAATTAGACCCTTTCTTTTTTAAAATCGGAAAGCATTGGGATCAAGCCCAATATTTTCCAAAACGATTGCATTTTATTATTTCATCTAATTTCAATTGTTTCCGACGGAACTTATTTATAGCCCGTTTCTCAAACTTTCTTTTTTTAGAACTGCAATGCTTCTTATCCATTCGACATTGGCGGCAATGGCATATCCCAATGCCTGTATGTGGCTCCTTCATGTCTGGTAAATCTTACATTAATTTAATTCATATCCTAATCTGTTTTACCCTAATTGATTCGTACATATTTACCTGTGAGGTCGCATGTCCTTAATACTTCTGCATTCTCTTCGCCGAAAGCGATTAAAATGCTACCACAACCGGGCGAATCTCCACGAGTACCGTCTGGGCGATAGAACCTAATACGATTTCGGAGGAACTTCATCGCCGTAGCTTTCTCAAAGATGATATCTTGGAACATCTTACTATCACAACGATTAAAAAGCAATGCTATACCGTTACCATGTTCCGCTAACTTGCGAACAAATTGCCCGATAAGAGGACGGGAATAAGGAGGATTAAGCCAAACACGACCCCTCCACTTCTTAGATAACCCATCATCGCTCTTATTGTACATTATCTTAGCTGTCTGCCAAAGTGGATTTATGGGAGCGCACGGGTCGAGGTCAAATCTGCCTAAACTGTCTATTATTTCTTTCGGTGTGTACCATTCATCGGTAGCAGCAGCAGATCTTTCAAAACTTGTGTTCATTTCTATCTGGTTTTGAATATTTTACATTGCTAATTTAGGCTCAGAAAGAACCTTCTTTAATCTCTTAACCCCACACTCATAGTACTCCTTATCTATTTCAAATCCGATATATCTACGATTTGTATTTACACAGGCAACAGCAGTAGAACAACTGCCAGAGAAAGGGTCTAATACTACATCACCGGGGCTAGTCGTAAGAGCAAGTATACGTTCTAGCAACCTTACAGGCTTTTGAGTAGGATGTATTGCGGAATAATGGTCTCTCACAGCCTTAATAATAGATTTCTCATTTAATCCAAACTCCATCGATTGCATCACGTTACAGCATCTGTCTCCTGTTTTACGCTTATCTGCGTTGATTCCGAATTTTGTGAACCGATCGCATTCAATGCGATCAGTTCGAATGATTGATTTTTCGTTCATGCCATGCTCTAACCCTCGCATTACGGAGACACATCTATCTTCTTTAGTAATATCAGATGATATTGATATGTTGTTTGCTTCCCATCTGTCAGATGTATCTCGGCAATTATTTTCTAAAAAATTATAAACAGCCTCCATTGATTTAGATTGCGTAAAAACTGAACGCAGGCGTTTTATATCCTGAATTATTCCGTGAATGTCATTTTTTTTCATTTCCAAATAAGGCACTTTACACTTGTTGATTGTTGCTTTAGGCATCGCGTGAATGGATATTGTTTCATGCACGCGAGACATACGCATCAATGGAGATGTGCAATGTCCTTTATCCCATATAATTTCCTCTTTGAACGCAAACCCTAAATCCGCAAGAATTGTGTTCCAGCGGTAGAATGAAGTTCCACGTCCGAATAGAACTACAAAACCAGTCGGCTTGAGAACTCTCTTAAATTCAAGAAATAAAGTATTCTCATCAAACGGACGATCTAACTTTTGATTCTTCAAATACAAATAAGGTGGGTCAGTTAAAATACAATCTATACTTGTATCAGTGATCCGTTTTATACCATTATGACAGTCTTCGTTATATATCTTATTTAATTCAATTTTATTCATTTCTGTATAGTTATGATGGTTATTTATTCTCGAAAACATGCGCGAATACGCACTTTTCATCAGACAGTTCCAATCCGAGTTGCGACGGATACCGCTTGATATAATTATAAAACTCAAACATCTTCTTGTCATCATCACCGCAGCGATCTATTAACAGCTTAATGAAGGCAAGAAGACAATCGGAGTCATTTCCGAAGTTTTCCTGTGTGGATAATTGCGTTTTGTCAACATCAAGTTTCAATTTACGGATAGCGGAAATTGCAGTGTTGAAGTTGCGTTTTGCATCATGACGCAATTCATAGCCTTGTTTTCCCATTTCACTTCTCAAATCGTAGAGAAGCGTTTCCACGACGTCGGTCAGGACGTATGCCATATTGAGCGTCGTATTAAGATTTGTTGTTCCTACTAACATGATTTTATTTATTTCTTAAGCTTATAAATCCTCGTTTAACCAACTCCATCAGATCCGGCATATCCTCTTCGCTTATTTCTGCCTGAGTTTCACCATTGACAGACATATAGTGAGGAATGCCAAATCGATCACGGATTCTCTTACGGATAACAGGAGTAGACTTGTTCTCCCAGTAGATAGTTACTTTCATGAGGACATTAGCATTTTTCTGGCTTTTTCATCTCCGGATTCCGCCCGGCGTTTCAACTCTTGATATTCAGCATAAGAGATCCTGTTATTCCCACGTTCTTCTATCTCTTTCTCACGCTGCATTCTGTATTCTTCCCTTTCTTTACGCTCAATATCCTTTCTTCGTTCGGATATGTAGTCTAACATCGCACTTGTTATTTTCATGGGGTCTATTGCTCCGTAAAATCTTCCATACTTGCCAGCCTTGAATCGTGCAATAAAAAAGCAAATCTCAGCGGTATTGATGTAGTAATACTCCGAAAGAAATATCTCCGATAGTTCAGAGAGTTGTTCTTTTGCTATCTTAGTCGATACCTCCGCAAAGTCGTTCAGTGAACCAAACTGTATCTTTAGCCATTCTATCGGGGTTTCATCTCCGTAAGTGGAAGACAATAACCCTAAGCTTGGAATACTGTCATTCAATGCCAGTTCTGAATGAGTTGCATTACATCTGACAAGTTTGAATTGCAAATCAGGGTTGTAATCAAGAATAAATTGTGCAGGATCAGGATATTTATTCAATAACGCCTTCTGCTTCAAGTTCCTTTCTCTTTTTTGCGGCAGCTTCTCTGACGGTTGTAGCGACTGCAAGAACTGAATCACGTTTTCGCTGCTCGCTATCCTGTTGATTTTTACTAAGTCTTGTCCCATTATAGTTTCCTTCCAATATTTTTATGAAATTTGTCGGTTTAAATATCCAATCAAAATCACATCTCCAATTTTGGTTATTGCGTCCTAGAAGAAATGCAGACTGGGCCACGTTGTTGAAAACATCAATAATGGATGTTTTCCCGTGTTCGGAAGCCCTTGCTTTTACAGATTTCTTCCTCTTATCCGTCATAGATGATATTCTAGGGAGTTTGTTTTCAAACATCCTATTGAATGTATTCATAAGAGCATTATAATCTATCGTTTCATGATGCTCGTCTGAATGTGCTACATCCCCTTGGGGGATTATAGGGGGGATATATTCATTTACATTCTTATTCTTATTATCATTATAATTAGGTTTTGGCTTGGTTTCTTCTTGGTTATCGTTTGGTTTTGGCTTGGTTTCTTCTTGGTTATCGTTTTTTGGTCTTCCACCCTTACATCCATTGTCAAAACGTTTGTTATTGACATCAATTTGAGGTTTTATCAAAGTGAAGATACTACGAGCGACCGGCTTTAGATTCTCAGCTTCATTACCATATAGGCTATACTCCATTATAGCCGTGTAAATCTCACCCTGAATATCTCTCGGCAGATCCTTTATTGCTTCATAGAAACTTCTATAAAAAATAAAACTATCTCTCATTGCATTTCCTCCATTCCAAAAATTCGTCTAAAGTTTTATCATGCTTCTGCGCATTGCATCTTCTGCATGAAGTAACCAAATTAGAAATATTATCACTTCCGCCTCTTGATACAGGCAATAAATGGTCTATCTCCATTTTACAATCAGACCGTCCGCAATAGAAACAAGTATAATTATCCCTTTTAAAGACAATCTCACTAATTTTCTTCCACTCTCCCCAGTCTTGTACATCGAATCTATCTGAACGCCTTATACCTAGAATATTTCTTGGTATTAACTTTAGATATTTGCTATCTAATATTTCGACTAATCCATTATCTGATAATTCTTGTATGACTTTCTCATGAATAATTTTTCCGTACCTGTGCAAATTAGCTCCTTTTTTTACAAAATCTAATGTATAGTTAGACTTGTTGTCATTATCAGATGAATACCATAGAAATATTAAAATTAGTCTTGCATCCCTTGTTATACGCCCTATTTTTGTATCTTCCCAAAATTCTGGCTTAATGGTTCGTATACGTGCCATACAAACATTTTATTAGGTAATACATATATATTCTCCACTTTAAGGACATTTCGGGATATGTCCTATCTCCGTGATTCTTTTTTTAATTAATTTCATATTGCCATTATTAAAATATTAGATTATTCGCGATCTACTTCTCTCAAAACATCAATTAGCAGAGCAATTGTACCGACATTATCTCTGAATATATCGTCATTACCATCATTATGGTTTAGAGAATAATCAATAAGGAGATCGGTCAAAGAGACTATCAGGTCTCCCGGACTAATTGTTTGAGATAAGAAGTCTTTAAGAGGATTAAGATTAATGACATAATAAGCCGTTTCGTGGCTGGACGTAGATGTAGAAGTTACTATACTTCGCTTCTGCTCTAAATTTGTCGGGTTTGGCATTTGAACAAATTTTGAGTTATATAAAAATAAGAAAGGCTATCGCCTCTCCAAGTCGCCAAACCCGATACACATCATTGGAATGAGTATCCACGAGAGAACAATAGCCTTATATCTTTGTGGTATAAGTATCTAATGGACATAAAAAAGCCCATTCCAAATAAATATGTTGTTAATGCAGGTTTGGCGTACTTGCACCGCAAAGATACGCTCAAATTTCAAAATACCAAATGAAAATCTTATTTTTCTGCCAACATCTTTTTGTTTAACGCTTGGTAGTATTTGATAAGTTCTTGAAGTTCAAAGTTTGAATACTTTTTTGTTTGATGAGCTTGAACCGCCAACATATCAAACTTTTGCTTACCAATTTTAGCAATCAAATTCTTTTCGTAACCAATCAAATGGTCAGCCTTGAATCTATTACAAAAAGAACATTCGCACGAGCAATTCAATTCAGAATACCGCAAACTCATATTCTTTCTTGACCAAAAATGGCCGCAATCTCCTTTTTCAAAAGGTTTGATTTCACCACAACTTATACATTTGAAGAATTTGTAGCCAAAAGGTTTGCTGTCTCTTAGACGAATATATAAGCTGAAAACCTTGTCGAGTTTAGCTTTCAAATCCGGCTTCTTCTTTACTGTTATCCCTGCTTTATCAAACAAGGGTAAAGGCTTGTCTTTCTTCTTGGACTTAGTTCTTTTTATGTAGTACATACGTTATATTTTATATTTCCATCTATATCCATAAGCACTTTGATATGCTCCTCTACAACAAGCAATAATATTCTGATGCTTATAACCTTTTACACGTTCAATTTCTCTTGAAGAAGAAAAAGCTTGAATTTCACATCCTTTTAAGTCCATTTGTATTATAGGTTTAGAGATAGCCATAACTTTTCGTTTTTGACTTGTACCATAATTGGAATTATATTTATGTGTACACCATTCAAGATTTTCAACGATATTACAAGCTCTATTTTCGTTTTTGTGATTTATACAAGGGAACTGGTTAGGATTAGGTATGAATGCTTCTGCCACTAATCTATGTACCGTAATTGTTTTCTTTTTGCCATTATTGCTGAGAATTACAAATTCATATCCATGAATATTTATAGCCTTTTTTAGAACCTTACCATTTCTGACATAGTACCCGGTGCCAGTGTTGGTTATCCGTTTCAAACCACGTACACGCCCCAAAGTAGAAACTTGATATATGTTCTCGTATCCATGTATGTCCTTCCAAATTTCTTTTTCTGCCATAATTTCCCAATTAAAAGCCCCGAAGCGTATTCTCCGGGGCACAACCATTATTTACTAACCCATGCCATTTATGTGTGGCTCACATTATTCCATCGGGAACACTATCTGTATGCGCATTACAGAAATATCCATTTGCAACTGAATACTTTCATGTTCCCTTTCCTACACAAGTTTGTGGAGAAGCCCAGATTTGCACTGGGACGAGTTGCCAAGCTCGCCACATCTAAGGTTGGCATTCCTATTATCGAGTGGTGCGTCTACTGATTCCGCCACTTCTCCAGGTTTGCCCGCCATATCTTCACAGACTGAGCAGGCAGGTTAACAAAGTTATTTCTGTAACTTAATCAAATCGGGAATAGCTCCGTAAATTGGCGTTTCCCCATCCCATTTGTCGATAAACTGTTTATATAGGATTTCTTTAGTCAAACCCCTTGAAGTAATTAAAGCCTGTTCTGTTTTTAATTGCTCCAATTCGTTGCGTTTCTTCTGCTCTGCAATCTGCTGGTCTAATACAGATATATTGGTATTCACCTCATTACGACTATCAATCTTCTCACGCACAGCCTTTGAAAATTCAAGCTGTGCAGAAAAAGTCAGCAATTGAAGCCCTCTTTTCTCAAATTCTTTATCCACAATCTGCTCCAACCGCTTTTCAAAAAGAAGAGAACCACCGTCAGCCATTAAACTGTCTGTCTTGTGCTTACGGCTTTCTTCTTTGATTAAATCATAAATACGAGGTTCAAGTATATTATCTTCAAGGCTTTGCATAAACCCGTCTTTTCCTGATTCTGTATCAGCTTTATCTATATGTTTGTTATCGAATACAACATCTATAGCTCTATTCTTGATAACTTTATAAGAATAAGTAGGACGTGCGTTAAATTCAGTGTTATCAGCAGCCTTCAATGTGACAGGTTCAGCAAATTCCCCTCTTTGGTCAAACAATGGAACTTGAAACAATTCAGTGCCCCATTCCCAAGTGGAAACTTTACCGGACACTACCTTAAAATCCTCTTTTCCTTGCTTCCCATAGTTCTCCATTAGAACACCGGCATAATTAGGGGCTACTCTTTCGCATGAAGCAAATACCACTAAGGTCATACAGACCAGCATTAGATTAATCAATCTTTTCATTCTTCAAATTTTTAATTAGTTTATAAACGAAATAAATCACTGTGGCTGATATTATTACCACGCCCAGCCAAGCGTTGAGGTGATTGAATATTCTGTTTCCGATAGATATTCCGACTACCAGAAACAGAATTAAATAAATGTGCTTTCTCATTGTTACACCTCAACGATTACAATGTCTGGTGCAATCTGTCTGATAGCATCCAGTTGCTCATCAATCACCTTGTTCTTGTATTCTTCAATGGCTTCATTTGCACCAGCGGACACAAGAGAAAGAGATACATCACGACCGTCCACATCAGCGTAAATCTCAACTTCTATCTCTTCGTTGGCAAAACCTTTGAAAAGAGGAATGTTTAGTTTGAAAGATTTTGGAAGGTTGGAATCAACCACCTGTGAGTAATTATCCACTTTGCTTCCGTTTTCTTCTTTACTACGCTCAATGTCTTGGTTTACCTTTGCTTTGAAGCTCTTCAAAGTAGAAACAAGCATCATGTTCTGCGACTTGTCAGTAAAGAAAGCTCGGTGCATCTTCAAAAACTGTGACAATTTGATAGGTTCCCAATTCTTATCTGTATTGATGCCGAACTCCAGCATTTCTTTTGAAGGCTGCAAAATGCCGTTGATTTCTGTCTGATAGTAGCTGGTTTCATCAATCGTCAGAGCCAGCCCCATCTTATCACGGTTTACGATAATGTTCGTCTCTTTCTGATTAATCAGTTCGACACGTTTCTCTAACCATCTGAAAGGTGCGTCTATTGTTCCATTGATAACCACTCTTTCCGGTTCTTTCGGGTCAAGTGCTACGGGTGCTTTACCTTCTCTTAACACTACTTCGATAGGTTTGCCGTTATAATCTTTCGGCACAACCAAGTTGATTTTGTTTTCGCTCATGATTCTGTTCCTGTTTTACGATTAATATTAAAAATAGTTCTTTGCATTTCCTGCGGCATGATAGGACGGGAATAAACCAGCTCACCAAGTTTGTTGTAATACCCGGCCATTTTTTCTTCATGATAGAGAATCTTCACACACTCTTCATTTTCAACATATTCAGAGCCTTTCTTTATGTTTTCAAGAAGTTCCTGTTTTTTTTCATTTAAAGGCTTTAATTCAGCCTTAAATGCTTCCATAGCTTCTTTTTTCTCTATCTCAATATCATTGATTTTGATTGAGGTTTCAGCAAGAGATTCTTTCTTTTGTGCTAATTCATCCGGTGTAAACCGATGTGTATAGCCAATCTCTTCCACTGCATCGGCATTGTCCTGTAGGAACTGCCATCTTTCCTTTTCGGGGATTTCTTGACCTAAAAATTTATCCATTATTTTTCATTTTAGAAATTAGTTCTTCTTTCATCCTCAGCATATTAGCCATTCCTTTCATTCGGGATTGAGCAGCAAGATACATCTGTTTGTATTTGCCAGCATCCTTCAAAGCACGCTCATACTTCGCTGTCTTTTCATCAGAAAATCTACCGGCACTATCACGGTTGTATATCTTGATTGGCTTTATCTCATTTCCGAATAAATCTTCCATAGCTAAATAAACTCTTTGTTACGTTCAATTTCTTGCTGGGCATAAATCAGCATTTGATGTTCATTTGCAGCTGGCAGATAGATACCTGCCACCGATGCGCTCCAATTACGGAAGCGGTCAATACTCAGGGTCATTTCACCTGTTGTCAGTTCGGCTGAACTGCGCAAGTAGATTACTTCCTTGCCCTTCTTGTTGACCGTTTTACGTTCAAATAAATCACGGTTGCAAGTCCTCTTATAGAAGTCTATTTTGGCTTCGTCAAGGCTGCAACCATACTCACTACCGAAATACCCTAAAAGAAGATGTAAATAGCTGTTTTGGGCAAGCGTGCGGTTAGGTAGTTTCTTTTTCACTTCCACCACCGCACGTTCACTAAACAGCTTGTTTACATACTCCTTGAATTTGGGTATCTGATATTCATTCTTCAAATCGAACAACATATACTAAAAAGGTAAATCGTCCTTTGCATTACCATTTGCATCAACTGGTGGCGGAAAGTTCTGCGGTTGCTGATAAGTCGGCTGTGGTGCTGGTTGTTGTACTGGTGCATTCTGTGGGGATTGCGATACACCGCCACGCGCTTCTATTTTATAACACCGGATGGACACCATACGTTTAAGCTCCCCGTCCTGAGTAGACCAGGAACGCCCCTGTAGAACAAATGACACGGTAACAACATCACCGGTTTTAAAACGGTCCAGTTCGGTGCATTTATCGCCTGAGAACTCTAAGGGAATAATATTTTCATACTCGCTACGCTCCTTGGTATAAGGATCATAGGTGGTAGCGTCCAACAGGAACTCCCGTTTAGTGAATGTAGCTCCACTGTTTTTGGATTGGATTTGGACGGTATTGCTGATAGATAAAATACGTCCGGTTATTTTATTTGTCATAATCTATTTGGTATAAAAATCTTTAATTTGTTGAAATATCATTCCTCTTTCTTTAATATATTCTATAGTTTGCTCATCTCTTGAAATCCTCACTTTCGTAAAATCATCTTCTGATATTTTTCTATGAATATTCTCTTCATCGTTATAAGAATTAACACATAAGAACGTAAGAGTACATGAATTTAGCCCTGAGCAATACAATTGCTCCTGTACTTGATTGTAGTATGATTTATGCTTTTTCTTGAGATAGTCAAGTAACTTGGCGTTATCCCCTTTTATAGGCTGTATGTTATCGACATAATCGTTTAGATAAACAGTCTTCAACTCAATGAAATCATTCAATTTTCCTTCTTTTATCTCTGCAAAATCAAGAGAAGCCTTGAATACATCCATTTCTTTGCAATGAACGACATATTGAGGGAAATACCACATAGGCAAGAAAGCAAGAAATCTTTCCTCTAATATAGCACCGGTTCTAAGAGCGTCTATAGGACTGCATTTGGCATTATAATAAGGTTTTTCACCACTTACAAAACGCTGCATAAGAGAGATGTGAGATTTCGTATTCTTGCCTGATAATAATGCATGAATATCTCCACTTCCTATATACATTGTTTCTATCATACAATACCTCTCTTTCTCATACCATCATAAATCATTTCAATCTCTTTTGCATCAAGTTCCTCAATAGATCCTTTGTTGAACCGCTGAAGAAAACTGATGCATTTGTTATTGTCAGATAACAAGAAATTGCTCACTATAACTCTTTTTTCATCAAGTGTTTTCATCGTAAGCATCTCCTTTGATTTTACGTCATCCGGATCTTCACCCGTTGCTATTTTATATGCGTTTAGCAAAGCATATTTTCTTGCATAAGTAGAAGCCTTGCCAAATCCCTTATCTCCGCTATCAAGCCCACGCCCGAAACTTTCAACCTCTATATATTCCTCTGGTTTATCAAGATTGATGATCCTTACAGTCATCTTAACGATATCAGCATAAGTGATAGATTCTATATTTTCTTTTTTTATAGTCCTTATCACCTCTGATTTAATCAATTCTTGCTTAACTGGAATACTTACTATACCGTACTTCGTTTCGGCATCTTTCACACAAAGAGTAACATCTATATCCTGGACAGCCTTATAGGCATAACTACCAGCACCAACGGTCATATTTTTTTCGATGTTCTTTACCTCGTTGGAAACAGCCTGTATCTTTTGATATAAATTTAATCCGTCCATAACTATATGAATTAAAAGATAATTATAATTGTTTTCATCCTTTTATAAGAGTAGTATTATGCGTATCGGCTCAATCCTTGAACTTCACAAAGAGCATCATAATCCATACCACTGTCTTCAACCACAACAGACCTTGAAAGGATGGTTTCATAAGTCGCAATTTCTTCTTTTATCACCTCGATAATATCAGCCTTACAATCTACGTTGTAAACTCTACAGGCTGTTGCTTCATCCATGCTATCGGCTGCAAATAGGTCTTTACGAAGAGCATTTAAGCCCTGTTCTAATTCAAATTGTGTCATAATATCTATACGTTAATATACTTATTCATTTGTATTGTACATAAAGCTTGCTTTATTTCCGCTTTCGAATAATAGATAGGAGAATTTCGGCCGGAACCTTTTCGTTTACCCTTGATCAACCCCACATCCTCCATTTGCCGTATAAGCTCGGTATCCAAATTCATATTGACAAACCATCTGGCCACTTCTCTCCTACTGATGCTATCTTTTGTCGGTTCGTAGCATTTCACCGCATTCATATACCCTACTTGCACCATATCAGATATTATATTCTTCAATTGGTATAAATCCAGCGTCACTTTCATTGGTATATTATATAAAAATTAAACATCATGGTAAGAAAAATGCCTGCATCACGCCTGATGCAGGACTTGATAATCTAAATCTAAAATTCTAAATAAATAAACTACCCTCGCGAGCGTGGACGGTACAGGATTCGAACCTGTCTTTCTGATATGCAGCGTTTCACCTAGAATACTTACCGCCCTGTCAGCCGCAAAACTGACATCGAGTTAAAAACGATTCACAATGTTCACCTTCACAGGCTACTTAACACGCAAAGTCTTAAAGGAACTTGGCGTATATTTACTTTTCTCTTTTCACACATATAATAAATTTGTCCCTTTCGACACACGTTTTACACAAGAAGCCCTCTTCAATGTGCTCAATATTATAGTCATAGACTCTGTTCTTAACAGATCTGCTCTTAGAGATATGGAACTTTTCTACATCCCCAACTTTCATGTTATTGATCGTTTTACTGATCGGTTTGTCTTTTGAAGGTATCATTTCTGTATTATCAATTTTCTCCTTATTACTTAATCGAGTCATAATATTCTTTATTTTCTTGATATTTCATTGCTATTTGCTTATCACTTGCTTTGCCTCCTAAATCATTCTTTATCGCTTCATATTGCTTTTCAGTAAGAGAGTACACTATCTCTTCCGCATATTCAAAACTTCCGGCGTATCCCAATAAAACTATCATTGCCGACACGCATAAAGCTGCTTTACTTATTTTGTTCATAGTTATTATATATGATTTTAAATTACTATCAGGATTGTGGACGGTAAAGGAGTCGAACCTTTCTCACTCGTTTTGAATTGGTTGCGCAACACGAAGCTCTAACCGATAAGCTAACCGCCCATACTTTATTTTATCTGTTTCCTTCAACGCAACAATACGTTTCTTCGCCCGAATTTTACGGGAAGGAAATCCGCCTACTGACGCGAGGCGATCTCGTATATCTTGTTAAGCGTGTGTAGCCGCCCCCAACACTACATACTTTATACCGATTCATATAGGACTGTATCGGACGCTTTACATTAGTTCATAAATCTGTGCTGATTATTATTTTTCATCGTGAAAGGCTTCCCATTACCTACAAGCAGCGCATTACGCTCACGATTATCATGCCGGGTACTCCATCGTACTGTTTCCCCTCGGGCAGTTGCATGATTGCCCCATTGTACGGTACCGTGCATCTTCACACGGGGATGTCCAACATGTCTGCATCCGGAATGTAGAGTTCCGCTCATCAAAAAGGAGAAGTTGTAAACTGATGCAAGAGCGCTATCAAAATCTACCAAGTTCCTTTAAGACTTGTCCCCCAGAATTGATTTTTCAAATTTCTTTTGTATATTTGGAAATCGGTACTGAGATACTGACTTTGATGACGCAAAGATAGAGTATTGCTCTATTACTACAAAATAAAACTCTAAAAATAATAGAGTAAAAATCTAATTTAGAATTAATATAAATAAACGAATTATGGAAAGCCCTATTACAAAGAGAATTAAAGAGTATATTTTATATAAAGGTATACGAATAAATCAGTTTGAGCAATCATGCGGTCTCTCAAATGGTTATATAAACCAAATAAAAAAATCTATTGGAGACGAAAAACTAAAGGCTATAAGTCTACGTTTTCCGGACTTAAATATCTCTTGGATATTAACAGGTATTGGCAATATGATACAAGATCAAGAAATAGAGTATATCGATGATAATAAAACAACAGAAAGAGAGATAAATAAACGTATTGGAGATATAATAGCATATACAGGTCTAAGTTTAACAGCTTTTGCCAAGCATATAGGCATTGCTCAAACCTCCTTAAGAGACTGCGTAAAAAACAATTCAGAACCTAAATATTCAACTTTAAACAAGATTATTATAGCCAACCCGTTAATATCTTCAGAATGGCTTTTGCTTGGAACTGGCAAAATGCTTAAATCTTCTTCTGATTCAGAAAAAACAAATTACGAAAAATTATTGGAAGCATATACTAAACAAACAGAGGATTTGTTATCTGAAAGAGACAATGAAATAAGAAAATTACAATTAGAAAACGCAATATTAAAAGCCAAAGAAAGCATTAAGAACGTAGGATGATACTATTATGGAGAGAGCTATAAACAAACGAATTAAAGAGATAATCAGATACTTAAATATATCTGATACCGAATTTTCGAAACGCATATCTATGCCTCAAAGTACTATTTCTAATATATTCAATAGAGATAGTGATATTAAATATAGTATATTAGAATCAATACTAACCCAATTTGAATTTATTTCTTCAGAATGGTTATTACGAGGTGAAGGAAGTATGTTCAGATCAAATTCTAAAGTGGATAAAACAAATTATGAAAAACTACTGGAAGAATACACCCGTCAAACTGAAGAACTACTGTCTCAAAGAGACAAGGAAATTAGAGTCCTTCAATTAGAGAATGCCCGCCTCAAAGCAGAAGCAGCCACAAAAGAAGCTGTATAATTTCATCATATTTATTCAAAAACAAAACAAATTATATCTTTATCTGAAACCTCCTAAGAATAAATCATACTTTTTATGCTGAGAAACATACATTCCTCCTCAAACTTTCATTTTTCGAAAGTGTTTATATTAAACGATTCTCAAGATATAAATAACAAATTAAAATCCTTAAGCT